TAACGGGGCCAAGATCGGTGACGGGGCCAAGATCGGTGACTGGGCCAAGATCGGTGACGGGGCCAAGATCGGTGACTGGGCCAAGATCGGTGACGGGGCCAAGATCGGTGACGAGGCCAAGATCGGTGACGAGGCCAAGATCGGTAACGGGGCCGAGATCGGTGACGAGGCCGAGATCGGAAAAATGCTAACCTACCTTGTAGGATCGATGCATCAAGTCTATTTGTACGATCCAAAAAAACAAATGATCGGTATAGGGTGCAATGTCATGACAATATCCGAGTGGACCGAAAAATACGAGCATATCGGTAGGGAATCAGGTTATACAAGCGATCAGATATCGGAATACAAGCGCTATATTGATCTTTTTGCAGAGTCGCTTAAATAACCCGACAACAAATCCCACCTACGAGCTGCGCCCCTCTCATGAGGGGCTTTCCTTTCTTGGGTCTGTTGCGGGGTCGTTACGGACCTTGCTCTATTTCTCGGATAATTGGCCTCAGCCCTTCAAGGACGGCGATGAAAGCGTCTATCGAGCTTTCTTTTTTAAAAACAATCCTAATGACAGTGTTTAGTTCGGTGTCCTTTTGGCCTTGGAACTTCTCAGGCATAGCCGAGTTTATTTCGAAACATTTGCCGCACGTATCGACAAGAGCCACGGCCACCGCTTCGCCCTTAATGGTACATGGGGTAATCATGATGTCTCCAGTTCCAAACTCTGCAACCATAATGTCGTTTTCTTCGTAAAACATTTTTAACCTCCTTTTTAGGCTCGTAATCCCTATCTCCGCGCACTCGTCGAACCATGGGCTTTGTTCCCCGCTGGCTTCTGCGACCAGCGGGGTGCTCAACCTGATTTCCTTTTTCCGTCGCTACATTCTTGTACCTACCCTCCACATTTGAGTTTAAAGCACTTCACCTTAGAGCGTATTTTGGCGCAAGCTACACATTGCAACTTTCCACGGATATTTGGATAGTATTTTTTCCATTGCGCTCCCCCTTTCATATTCTGCCGTAAAGACGCTCGATCAATTCTATGGCCTGACCCGATCCGTGGCATATGTTTGTATCCCACCCATAATCACCAAGACGCTTAAGCCATTTAATTTGAGATTCTTGAAGACTCCCACCATCTCGGCGCTTCAATTCTATTGCAGTACCAACGTAACCGTTATTTGGTGGATTGAATATCAAGATATCGGGTACTCCTGGCTTTACGCCTTGGGCCTTTAGTTTTCGGCCAACTACGATGTTTCTTGCCCCTCCGTTTGGAACGTGGCACCACAGAAGGTCTTTACGCATATCGAGGTATTGAGCTACTGAGCGTTGCTCATCTTCTTCTGACCTTTGTGGAACCTTACCTGGTTTTAAAATGTGAGTCATTTTGATACCTCAGCAATGGGTACGCATCGCACCTGGACAGGCGGGCACTGATTGTTTGAGCAACCCTCCTCTTCCGTGCAAACGTCAACCCGTCCTACATCAACCGTGTTCGGTTCGTGAGGATTTTTGTGGGGACAATCGCAACACAGCTTGGAGTGTCCAGACTTATTGCATTGTACAAGCATTTCGTTTTCCTTTCGACTTCGTAATAGGCTCAAGGCTGCACGATCTCGCCTTGGACCTTACCGTTGCCTTAATAACTCGTCGTTCCAGTCACTATCACGCTCGTTTCATTCCTGTAAACGGGTCAACCTTCCTTGCGTCGTGCGTTGCTCGTATGTAATTTTCAAACGTGGTGCGGTGCTCTATCCAAGTCAAAAACAATGGTCCTGTTTTACCATTTCGATGCTTTCTTACTATGAACTCAGCCACACCATGGTTTTCTTGTGTTGGATTGTAAACCTCATCACGATACAAAAAAGCTATTATATCTGCATCCTGTTCTATCTCTCCAGAACCGCGAAGGTCTGATGCTATTGGACGCCTATCGGTCCTTTGTTCCAATTGTCTGCTTAGTTGGGCCAACAGCACAACGGGTATGTCGTGAGTCTTTGCAGACGTTTTTAATCCTCTGGTTATTGTTCCAATCTCTATATCATGCCTTTCAGACTCAACCCCTTTAATGTATTGCAAATAATCAATAACAACAAGGCACCTACCATGCGACTTATAAAACTGTCTGATCTTTGATTGGATTTCTTTTATTGTGGCAGATGGTGAATCGTCGATCCATATGGGAAGTTCTGATATTTCGCTTGCTGCTGTTGAAATCTTTTCCCAATGATATGAATCAAGATCTCCACACATGAGCCTTTCTCCGTCTATTCCTGAAAAACACGATGTTTCCCTGGCCACTACTTGATCGCGGCTCATTTCGATGGACACAAACAGGCATGGAGTTTCAGTTTTTGCAGCTCCACGGCAAAACCTCATTCCCAAAGCGCTCTTTCCCATGGACGGCCTGGCCCCAATAACGTACAGGTTTGACCCTTGAAGTCCTCCAAGCATTCTGTCAACGTCAGTCAGCCCTGTCAGTATTCCAGGAGGCCCGGGGTTTTTGCGCATTGATTCAAGCTTGTCTATCATTCCGGGTAGAAGATCTCCAATCTTAAAAAATCCACCCGAGTGAGTTTTTATCTTTGAAGTTTCTTTGTCCATTTCTCCCATGATTTCATCGACTCCCTGTCCGTTGTAGCAAGATTGAATAGTTCTTGAGCATATTTCAATTATTTTACGCTTTTGTGATGCCTGTTTTATAATTCCGGCGTGGTCTTTTATCGAAGCAGATGCAGGAATTACATCAATAATTCTCGATATGTATGAACTTCCACCAACTGATTCAAGAATATTTTTAGATCTTAACAGTTCAGAAACAGTAATTATATCTACCTGTTTAGATTTATTGCACAACTCTGTTATGGCTTCGAATATATTTGAGTGAGCAGTAGCATAAAAATCTTCAGAGCTTAACATCTCAACTATGTCTCTTGCAGCCCCCAACATGGCAGCGGAAAGGATTGATTCTTCTGCCTCTCTCGAATGTGGCGGTATTTTGTTTATCATATCAATCATCGGCATATCTCTTAACATACGGCTCTGGAATTACGACAGGAGCGTTTCCGCGTCCTTCCCGTTCATCCTCCCACCGTCGCCCGTTTAGGTACGTCGCCGGATGTGGTATAAACTGGCCGTTGTTTTTTAACCATTGCTCGCTGTTCTTTTGCCATATCAAGGCCGTCTGAATTAATGCAAGTGTCTCTTTCGGGCGCTTTATCTTTTTCCACGCCCTATAAGCCGAACCCTTCCCCTTCTTGTTCGGGTAATGTTTCCAAAATTCTAAAAAGTCATCAGTGAATGGCCTTTCCTGTTTTTCATCCAGTTCGACATGTACGTCGATAGACGTATTAGTTGTTTTTGTATCTGTATTTGTATCTGTATGGCGTGATTGTCCGTGACAATCCGTGACAATGCGTGATTCTTCGTGACGAGCGCGTTGTTTTTGTTTTCTAATTTTGTTTTGGTGTCTTACGGTATCAGAATCTTGTAATGATTTGTATTTTGAATGGTTTACAATTGACCAACCCCACGGCCGATGTTCGTCTAATCTAACAATTCTCTTGCCATTTTCGTCTGGTGTTCTTGAATATTCGTCTTCTTTTTCCAAAAAAGATATGCCATCTACAATGTGCTCAACAGGTATTCCCGTTCGTCTCGATATCGCCTGGGGCGTCATATCGATAATTCCATCTGCGTCGCACAAAACTATCATTTGCTGGAATGTTATCAGTGCTTGCCAATTATCAGATAGGGTTCCGTCATAGATTGATTCAAATATTTTACCGTACATTGTACCCTCTAAAAAAATCGCCCCAACCATGCGTGCGATGCCACATTTTTAGAGTGACCGCATGGAAGGGGCGAAAGTGAGAACCGAATTATGGTTATGGTTTGTAGCATCGCAAATGATTTTTACCGCGTGAATTAGTTTGTGTCAATATCTTTCCGCTCGTATTTATCTATACCCATCAACACCCGGACAGCCATGGCGCCGGCTTGGGCCGCTTCTCTTTCGATCTCATTGCGGGGTCCATCGGACCAATAAAATTCATTAATTGCTTTGATTGTATCCCCGGACGCTTCAGATAGTACGGACCCGATATGAATTGGATCAGTGGACCACCCCGTAACAAGGTCTGAGTGGTCCAGGGCATCGATGATGCGCGCTATTGCCTGGTATCTATCCATTGGACACCTCCATAAACGCTTTAATAAATTCAGCGGCAAGTTGAGGGACTATCGAGTTTCCAGCGCCTTTAAGCAGGCCCACTCTGCCGGGTAGCCCATAAGCCAAAGGGAAAAGAGCGGATTGAGTCGGTATCCTACGGGCTTTTCCGTCGGAGCATTGGATGGCTCCGGAGTCAGACCAGAAACCTGTTGGCTCAATGGGATTCCGGTATCCTGCGGTCTTGGCGGGTTCACTCCTCGGCTGTGGTCCTGAGCTGTCGGACTCACCCACCCCGCCAGTTGCGCCGCACTCGGCAACCGATCCACTCCCTGCGATGGCCCCCCGTTCGGGCCGTCCTGTTGGCAGGGCGTCGGCCAGCCTACCATCTGTACAAAGTTCCGAAGTCGCTGGTCGCAAGTCTTCATTTTGTCTGTGCCTAATCTTCCCATGACCACTGGCCCGTCCGTTTTGTGGTCTTCGGTGGATGTTGTTGGCCACCCAGAACAACCTTTGTCGGATGTGCGGCGCCCCGACGATCGCAGCGCACAAATCGGAGGCCCCGACTCCATATCCCATTGCTTCCAGGTCAGCGCGTACTCCGGCGAGCCATAAGCGGCCATCCTTTGACGCAACCTGCTCGCCAAAGATCTCTGTAGGTCTTCGCTCGGAGATGAGGCGTCGAAAAGCGGGCCAAAGGTGTCTTTCGTCAGTCGTTCCCGCTCCTTTTCCTGCCACACTGAAGGGCTGGCAGGGGCAAGAGCCCGTCCAGACTTCTCGGTTTTCGGGCCATCCGGCGAGTTGCAGGGCATATGGCCACCCGAGTATTCCGCAAAAGAAGTGACATTGGATAAAGTCTTTGATTTCATTTGGTGCAACCTCCGCAATCGATCTGCTATCAACTTCACCATCTGGAACAAGGCCAGCGGCTATTAAATTCTTAACCCACTGACAAATAAATGGGTCAGTGTCATTATAGTAGTTCCATTTTTTCATTGCCTTACCCCATAATAAATGCTATTGTGCGTATATGAAAACACGCCAATGCAACCACTGTGGAAAAGACTATCAACACAATAGGAATGACAGCCAATTTTGTTCTCAAAAGTGCGGAGCAGCACACAGATGGAAGCTTTCTCCAAAAGATACCGATAGGCCCCGCAAATGCTTATTTTGCGGAAAAGAATTTTACGCAACGAAAGATGCGAACCAAAAACGTGTGTGTTCAGATGAGTGCCGCAAGGCGCGGGTGGCGCAGATAACTCGTGAATGGCACCTGAGAAACCCTGAGCGTGAATCTCTTTACAGGCAACGCACAAAAGCGAAGCAAATGCCAGACTCAAACTTAAAGCGATTTCGCAAAAACAATCCAAACGCCCCCGCAGCTTGCGAATCTTGTGGAGAAGATCGCGTGCTTGACTTGGCACATAAGCCAGGTCACGAAAGGAATGGTCAATGGCGTTCGGTTCGCAACTCAAAATGGCCAGAAATGGTTTGGGTGTTATGCCCAACATGCCACGCCCTTCTGGATCGGATGCACTACGCGCCAGAAGACCTTGGTTTGTAATTGTGAATTGATCGTTCATCGACTTCGCCTTTCGGTATGAGTCCGGCTTCAATCAGGTTTCGCAACCATTGGGCCGCGAATTTGTCAATTTCGTTGTAATAGTTCATTGCTCGTAGATTATCTCTTTGCCTGCGAGTTTTGCGTAGTTCAGCTCGTCGCGGGAACCGGCGGACTGCTCCCATCCTGGAATCATCACGATTACGTCGGACCTTTCGAGCATTTCAAGCCCGCCGACAAGAAAGACCTCATCCCTAACAGCCTTCAGGTTTTCAGGGCAGTTCTGGCCGTAAAGTCCGCGCCTGTATCTGCGAGCTTGCTTAGACAGGTTTCTGAGACGTGCGATTTTTTCAGGTTTTTGATTCATGGCGCCCATTAAATACACATCATAAAAGGAAATCGCCCGACTGTACGCGCTGCTATGGCACGATCCAAAGGATTAGGAGGGTGACACGCGCACAGCCGGACGAAAATTGACATTAGAGTTTCCTTCGTATCGTTACCATAGCATCGGCACAATACCAAACCGCTTGATATGGAGCAATGGTTTAAAGCATTATTTTTGCAAGTTCTTTAAGCGTGATGTCGTCTTGGTAATAAACTGGAATTGAAAGCTCATCTGCCCGCTTTATCTCAGCCAAAGTTCCCTTGCTGGTTTCGTAACCGTTAAGGACATAGATTGCGTCCGAAGCCTCAAGCCAATCCATCGAAAACCTGTAATATTGCTCAACTGATAGTTTTTCATCTGCGATCAATGAAAGTTGGAAATGGTAATCGTGCCAAGGACAAAATGGCGAGAAACATTCAAGTAAAGCTTCAACTGCCACGCGCATACCTTTGCGCATATTGTCTAAAACATCTATTACATTGTTTGCTGAATACGGACCCGCGATGTAAAGTCGTCTACCCATAACACCTCATCCATCCCACCCACCCCCACACCTTCACCGGCCCCCTATTACTGGCACAATGCCAGGCCGATTACTTTTGCCGTGGTGTGATCCGGCGTGGCTTTAATCGTCCTCTTCATGATCTTCCCAATAGGCCTCAATTACGCCACACACCACTGTACGCGCCGATGGGGATAGATCGGCTATCTTGCTTTCCGAAACATCTCCGTATCCGCTTGATACATACTCCCTAAAATCTGTCATTACCTCTCCGTATAGCCATCCGTCGCAAAAGAACTCGTTTCGGATCTCCAGGCACTCGGCACAGGTTTTGTATGTTTCCCACCGGCCTTCCCATAAGCCTTTTTCGTGCAGATACGTCTCGCCATGACTTATTACGCGGCGGCACTCAGTGCATTTGTGTGGTTTGCGGGCCTTTCTTTTTTCTGCTGTGTGGACAGTTGGCCCATCGCAATCCGTATCTACGTAAACACATGCGCAATCCATAACTCCCTCCTGGGTTAAAAATCTCCACAGTAACCGGCCATCTTCATTTCGGATGCGACTTTGCTAATGCCTTGTTGATAAAACCAGTCACGAATATTGGGCAGTGGTCAGAATGTGCGCGGTAATGCGTCTTGACCTCGTAAAAACAATCGCATTCCAAATTTTCGAATGTTCGGAGGAGCCAATCCAATACTTCTTCATACTTTTTAACCTTGCGTTCTAACTCACGTATTTTGGCCTTGTCGGCGTCCATAAATTCCCTCCCAAAGTCGTAAAAAGCATTACCCACGTTAAAAAATCTCAACAGTAACCGGACCGTTACGCTTGTCGCCGGGAGATCTTTACCGCTCCAGATTGAATCCTATCTCTCGGTCAACATCACGAACCCCCTCAAAGATCACAAACGGCTTTCCTCGCCTGATCTCGACCTCGTAGCCGCAATCTTCGCACCTGTATACGCACGCAGCTCCTAACCTTCCAGATGGCTTTGTGTAGGTGCATTGTTCGGATTGAAGGGTTGTTTCGCAGTTTGGGCAGTCCATTGGTAAATCCTCTATATATCTTTGGATGTCGATACTCTCATTCTGACCTCATATTGCAAGCGTCTATAGCTGCTTGCTTGGTTGGGTAGTCTACCTGTGCTGAATCAGTCATTGGGCATCCTACACGGTGTAGGCCGTCAAGAGAATATACATCTTTATAGGCGTGGTTTACCCACGGCCTTGTGTGGAGCACTATCATTTCACACCCGCAATAGGCGCATTGTTTAAGTGACATTTGTCAATCCTCCACAAGTCTATGATTCCTGCGAATCTGCCTTTTGCAAGCCCCTATGAGTTTGTCGTACAGCTCGATCCTGATTGAAGCCGTTCCAAGCTCATAAGTAGCGATTGATGCCCCTGGGATGCCGGTCTTTTTCGCAAGTTCCCTTTGCGTCAGGCCGGCAGCCTTGCGCATCTCCCTTAGACGTTTTGAATATTTGGTTGGTTTTTTTGTTCTCATGGTTTCCTTTTACGATAATGGAAATCTTGTGTCAACCAAAAAATATTACGAAACATGAAAAGTTTTGCTTGACAGGCAAAAAACGGCTTGATAGATTGCGACCATCAAACTGAAAAACTTTAAGGAGGGAAACCAATGCGAAAAGTTATTATCGAAAAAGAAAATGAACAAACAGTTTTGCTAGAAAGTATTACCCCAGCGAAGCCCATTTTTGCTGTGCGCAACGGCGGAATTGTTGGTATGATAATTTGCGAAGAGAGGGGATATATTCTCAGATACCCAACCGGGATTGGCGCCAATGGGCACCATCCGAGCATTCTCAAATGTGTTGAGTCTGTTGGAAAGCTCGGATTTAGTTTTGTGACAGAATAGTCCTTGTGGCGGCGGTGCAACGGAAATGCGCCAGCGGGTGACGACTTACCGCAACCAATCTTTGAGTCGTGTGGGCCACGAGAACCAACCTTCGCCCTTTAATTCGTGTAAGTTGCGCGCGTTCCTGTGGAGTCTGCGGACGTTGAAACAGGTAGCCACTAAACAACTTACAAACCGTTCCGGCGAGAACCTGGCCCGCCACAAACAAATACAGAACGCTTTTGGCATTAAATTGGCCTCTATCGCGTGGACTCTGGTAGCCGGATAGCCTGACTCCGGCAAAACCCAACGGCTGGCGGTGAGCCAATATATCCGGTGGTCTAACAAAAGAAAGAGCAAGCGACTTCTCATATGCGTTACGGAGTGCCGGCGCAGAAGTAACAGTTGAACAGGAGTAAGCCATGCAAGAAAGGCCCATATTGTTCAGTTCTGAAATGGTCCGCGCTATTTTGGACGGGCGAAAAACGCAAACTCGCAGGATAGTTAAGCCACAACCAACCGAGCATCACCAATTCAAAAGTGTTATGTATGGGCATGAAAAGTTGGGGGGAAAATTCTCCGAAAGTGTGTTCCCAAAATGTTTTGTAAAACTTGTTGAGTGCCCATACGGAGTCCCGGGAGACCGGCTCTATGTTAAAGAGGCTTGGCAGACGGGAGAAAAGCTTGATGATATGAACGCTACCGAAATGGAGTCAGCGGCCCAAGAAGCAGGATACGAAAACGGGCCGTATGGCCCATTGTGGTATCCTGCCGATGGATCATATCGTCAATGGGGAGAACGCGACGCAATTGATTTCGGCAATCCCGGCCGCAAACGCTCATCAAGATTCATGCCCAAATGGGCAAGCCGGATAACGCTTGAGATAACGGAAGTTCGAGTTGAGCGGTTACAGGAAATCGGCCAAGGGTCGGCATGCGCCGAAGGATGCCCGACGCTAAATGAGCCGATAGAGTGGTTCAGCGTTCTTTGGGATTCAATAAACGGAAATATATACCCATGGGATAGCAATTGCTGGGTTTGGGTAATCTCATTCAAAAGGATAAAGCCATGAACGCCTACGAAGAATTGAAAGAATCCATCTCAAAAATAGAGGGCCTTTCAGTATCGGCCAGGGAGCTGACCTACTCGGTGATAGCCAACGCCGAACTTGACGAAGGCCACCTGGGGATTGACGCGCACGCAAAGCTGCAAACTGTCCGTAACCTAATGACCACGGCTAAGGAGTGCGCCGTATCGGCTATCGATATTTTAACTGAAGACGAATAGGGGGAGAATTAAAATGGAAGAATCAAAGCAGTGCGATGTTGTCAAGTCTGTGCCCATGTCACTTGTGGGCAAGTCTCCGGCCGCCATCGCCATGGATGCCATGGAGCGCGGATATGGGAAAGAGGCACTTGAAGTACTTGAACGGATGCTTGAACTCCAGATCAGGTATGACGCTGTAGAGGCTAAAAAAGCCTATGTGGCGGCCATGTCGGCGTTCAAGGCAGACCCCCCAGAGATCATCAAGGACAAATCCGTTGGCTATGAAGCGAAGGGATCTAAGGTCGGCTACATGCATGCCAGCCTTTCAAACGTTACCGACAAAATCAACAAGGCCCTAAGCAAGAACGGATTATCAGTTGCGTGGACCACCGCACAAACCGACAAGGGAGTATGTGTTACATGCACCATAACTCACATCATGGGGCATTCCGAAAGCACATCGCTGACTGCTGGACCGGATACGACCGGGAGCAAGAACTCTATTCAGGCAATAGGAAGCACCATTAGTTACCTTGAACGCTATACGGTGTTGGCCCTTACCGGGCTTGCCACGCGCGATATGGACAACGACGGAGCTGATGAAAAAGAAACCATTTCAACCGACCAGTCCACAGAGATAAACGACCTGATAAACTCAATCTATGGTGCAAATGCCACCAAAGGCCTTGCATGGCTCAAGACGGCGTTCAAGGTAAACGCTGTAGAAGATCTGCAAGCTTCTAAATACAACGATGTTATAACGGCCCTAAACAGTGCAAGGGGGAAAAAATGATTGAGATATTTGATTCGTTCGAACAACGATCAGATGAATGGTTCGAAAAATGCCTTGGCTCAATAGGTGGTTCGAGCATCAGCAAGGTTGCAGCCAAGGGAGAGGGAAAGCAGCGCAAACAGTTGCTTTATGATATGGTTGGGGAGATCATATCCGGAAAGAAAAAAGAATCGTACACCAACCAATATATGCAGCTTGGCACTGAAAACGAGTCTGAGGCGCGAGACTATTACTCGTTGATAACCGGAAACGAAGTGCGCCAGGTTGCCTTGATTAAGGACTACCCACATAAGCATGTATCTCCTGACGGGCTTATCGGCGATGACGGAATGCTTGAAATCAAGAACGTGATACCATCTGTGTTTGTTGAGTACAAGATTACGGGCGCCATACCAACCGCCTATCGCAGACAAATGCAATGGGGCCTTTCTCGTTCTGGAAGAACATGGTGCGACTATTCTGTATATTGCCGCGACTTTGTTGGCAAGTGCGATCCGATATCAATCGTTCGCGTTGAGCGTGATGATAAGGAGATACGAGAACTTGAATTGGAGGCAGGTTATTTTATCGAGGAAATGCTCTCACTCGTAAACAGGATAAGGGGGTAACATGACAACAGCAAGGCAAGACCAAGACTTTGTCGGGCAGTTGATACCAAGCGATCTTCTTGAGCAGTCCATTCAATGGATTCAAGACAACATGGAAATTGAAGACGTTTTCACATGGAAACAAATAGAATACTGGCTATCACAAAACGGTTATCATCAGCATGAGGAGTAACATGAAACCAAAAACGAATTGGAACGGACTAACCGAAGAGTCTAAGGAGACTTTCTTCACTTTCTTTATGTGGTGCGAGTTTGGGCGTACTTCAGACGGTGGCAGACCCAAGACGTATTTAGAATGCCCTAACGGCACAATATGTAATTTTAGTTTATGTCACGTCCTATTCCCGTCAAAAATGTCTTACTTATGTCCATGCCAAACTTACGGCAAGGATGCTTTTACAGCACTAAAGCAATGCCTAATCAAAAACGGATGGATTGAGGAATAAATGATCGAAGCCACCCTATACCGCAAACGAGATGTGTTCATCCCCATGACAGAGGACGACAGGCAGCTATGCCATGACATAGAAGAAGGCGTCCCGTTGCGCGGCAAGTTCACAAGGAAGAAGGTTGACCAAAGGACTGTAGATCAAAACAAAAAAATGTGGGCCATGCTATCAGATATTGCAAAACAAGTGAATTGGTACGGGAATTACTTGACCAAAGAAGACTGGAAAGATATACTTTCGGCATCCCTCAAGAAACAAAAAGCGGTCCCAGGCATCAACGGAGGGTTTGTTGTACTTGGCGCCAGAACTTCTAAAATGTCCATAAAAGAAATGATTGATATGATAGAATTGATGTATGTGTTTGGGGTTGAACATAATATTGTTTGGACAAAAAAGAAATCTATGGAGGATTACGAATGAAAAAGACAATCACCCTACTTATCACCATCGCACTTTTCACCGCCTGCACAACATTGCAGGCCCAGGAACCGCAACCGGCAAAGGCAACAGAGCAGGCGCCCTCACCTGACAAGATCCAGGCCCGCCTAAAGGTGCTCGAACCTATGGCCAAGGAAGCCTTGGAGGCAGTCAAGAAAACGCCGCAATGGGCCGCATACGAAGTCCAGCGCAAAGAAGCGGACGATGCCGGGAAGGTTGTCGAGACAACGCCTGAATGGAAGAAATTCCGGGCCGTACAGGTGGAGCAAGAGTATCTTTTGAAACTCAGCAAATGAGGAGGCCGGTAATGATTTGCGCAAAATGTGGCGAAGAAAAAGACCTCTGTCAATCTGTAAGAATAGACAATATACAGCAACCAAGAATTTGTAAAGAGTGCTTAATGAAAACCCTGGATGGGGATAAAACAATAAGCGACTTGTTTTGGTTAATCCAACTTGGTCAAGCTGGTGATAGCGAAAGCATAGAAAATTTGAAAAGAATTTCTAACCCATCTTGAAACTAAGCAAATAGAGCTACCGGCAAGGCAGGGGTAGCCATGGAGGAAAGCAGATGACAACAATAGCTGATTTAGTCTTAGACAACGGAGAGTTGGTTAGACTGGAATGCAAGGATTCGGACCAAGACGAATTTTACGAGTCGATAGGAGACTGTCTGAAGCGCCGTGATTGGTGGAGTCCGGAGCGTTTTGTTGGATGCAAGGCCACATACCTAGGGCATTATCTGGATCGCGTAAACATGGCCCGCGTAATAGGCATGATGTAGTGGCCATCGATCTTCCACAAAAACATATTGACAAAGGTAAACTTACAAGGTAATATCGAGTCATGAAAATAAAACTCAAAACACAATTGAAATGCAGGCGCTGCGGTCACAAATGGAACCCTCGCAAGACAGAAGTGCGAATTTGCCCTCGATGTAAATCGGCTTGGTGGGATACAGCTAAAACAGGTAGTAATACAAAGGCCGTGCAATGACCCCACGCCCAAAACAAAAAGTTACCCGTCTTCACGGCAAGGCCGAACGCGAACTTCGTCGCCAAGTCTACGAACGCGCAATGGGCATATGCCAAGAGTGCGGAATATTCGCACCTCTTTATGACCAAGACGGTAACTTCAATTTATGGACCTGCGGACACCGTGCCCACATCAAGAGCAAGGGTTCTGGAGGAGAAGACAGTCTGCAAAATTCTCGCTGGCTTTGTTATGGATGTCATATCAACAAAGAGCATGGCCCGAAGTGGTCAAATAGCCCAACCAAGCGCGAAACCTAACGCGCCCAACACGGGCCGTAATTGAGATGAACGCATGGCCCATGGAAACTTTAAAGGAGGAAGTATGAAAGAGATCAACAAATTAACACAGGTGCAGATGAAATTATTTATATGCACGGCATTAGACACACAAGGAAAGAGAATTCCACACACCGTCATAGTAAAAACTACTGGCCTTGGTTACGTTGAGGCGATGTTGGAACAAGAATTACTTAATTTAGATAATTATAAAATTGAGGAAATGCAGGATGAACGCGGTATTATGATTTTATTGTATGAATCTGAGCCGTTTGTAGAATTAATATCTTAGTGGAAAATAACCTTTTAGATGGCGGCACGGCGGAAATGCGCCTGCGATATGTAGGAATCGCACAACACCGTACTACGATGCCGGGCCTGCGGGCGGGTAAGGAATTATAACCAGGCCAAGACCGTGGCGTTGAGAACACGCACCATCGAAACTTTAAAGGAGAGATATGCATACGCAGCCCATTCCAGAAAGCGAAGGAACTTTTCAGGAGCCAAAAACAATTACCGCCTACTGCCGAAAGTGCAAGAAACAACAACCAATCACTTTCGCGGTGTGGGAATCAAGTTGCGGCGGTTACGAGGATAACAAATTTACCTGTAGCGTTTGTGGCCATAGTTGGTGGGTGGACGGACCAGATTCTTAATCAACCAAAATCCAGGCCTGCGAAGCGAGAAGCTATGAAGCAGAGGCGAAAGCCATCCTAGTGGCGGATAAGCCTGAATGCGCAAAGAAAGGTTGGTAATTATGAATCTTTACTTGGAGGGGGTGGGTATGGAAGACTGGAATAACAGTAGTGAAGATATTGTATTATACTGTTTTTTCGTGTCAACCATACTTAACACTAGATCGCAATTTAATAATATTATTATTTATATGTTTACTTAAATAGGCTAATACTATGCTATGCTGTGGCTGTAATAAGTTAATAAGCTCACATGAAACATTTTTAGTTCTTAAAATACCCACGATAGCTAATGATGGTGTTAAAAACATTTTAAGATTTGTTTGCCACGATAGCTCTTTTTGTGAGGAAACTATAAGAAATGAGGTCTCAAAGTTTGAGACTCCAAACGATACATCAACGCATTAAGGTTTAGGAGGCAGCATGCCAGAGGAATTAATCCTGATAACAGAATTGGTATGCGGGCAAATAGCATTCCCGTACTCCAACGGATTAACCATCTACAAGTCTACTGAAACCGAGTATAAAGTATTTGTTTCAAACGGATGGTTTGAATACCTACCGGAAACCTTGGGATGTTTTGATAGGAGGTAAAGCCATGACCCAAGAAGACATTCTTGAAATTCTCTGGAACTCACTCCCAGAGTGGAGGAAGGAACAGCTCCGGCGACAAGACGATTACGAAGTCGTAAACGGTGAGATTGTGGAAAAGGAGGTAAATCCATGACAGAATTCAAGCCAAAGCAAGACCAGCGTGTGATTTTGGGGGATTCGTTGGAGAATATGCAGCCGTATAGTTGCGATAAATACGGATACACAAGCGATTGGGAGGAAAGGACATGACCTTCAACCCATCAAGAGTATCAGACATGCCAACAATAGACCTCGCAGACATGCCACTTTCTATATCAAGCCCATGCGATTACGGAATAATAAAAAGCCCATGCATGTGCCGGCCAGATACAGGCGTTCCATGCGGGCTACTACCAAAAGATAAGAACCAACCATTTTGTGCCGGATGCAAGTTCACTGGTAACGGGCGCATGGTTTATACCGGATCTGGCCACGACAACGAAATTATTCACGAATATTACATACGCCGCCAAAACCAGGCGAAACGCTACGGCCGCAGAGAGATTAAAGAGAGAAGGGTATGTATGTGGCCCGGATGTTCCCATATGATGCACCAGAGATGCAAACCTACAGATCGGTACTGCAAGGAGCACGGAGATAGGTACAGGCATCGGATAAGGCAGTGGGGAAGGCAGTTCCCTGGCCGGCCAGTTGATATGGATTGGGTATATCGTGACATAAAAGATTATGGTATTATGAAGAAAAAACTACAAAAAAGCTTTTCACCCGCAAATAAACCATAGATAGGACTGTTCGGTGCAGAATAGCGAGTGCCCCATACATCCGGGTGAGTGTATGGGGCACACATAAAATGCGGAGAACTTCGAATGGACATCATGACAAAAACAATCAAGCATTACATAGAGCGTTGCCACAAGGATGGAAAGCGTCCGAAGGTTTCTGATATAGCGAAAGCCTTTGGCATATCTTGTGATGATGTCAGGGATCACTTGGCCGAAATACGGTCGCAAAGAGGAGACGGCGTTAAGGACTTTTTCTCAAGCGTATTTGGTTGGAAAATATAACCAGTCGTTATTCTATTTCCTGCTCACACCAAGTAGCCCCACACTCCGAACATTCAACTACAGCTCTTTTTGGCCCATCGTATATCCAAAGTTTTATTAGGGTGCATCCACACTCACATGTAAGCAAATAGGCTTCTGATGTTTCTTCGGATATATTAATTATCTTTGCCATACCTAGTCCAACATTATTTTGTCTATATCTTGTATCTGCTGATCTCTAACTTTTACCACAAAGTAGCCAAGCTCAACAGGATCGTACCCAGCCTTTTCGGCATACCCAACCATGCCATCATCTCCGTAAGTCTTAAGGAAAGAACCGCAGCATAGGTAATGCCTATGATCTGGATGTATAAAGTGGCCCACTCTGACAGACTGACCAGTATAGCCGCTTTTAAGTTTTCCACTGTTTGATTGTAAATAAAACTCAACGGTAGGTTTGCAATAAATCATCTTGTGCCAATGGCCGCATGACATTAGAGCGCAGTCTCCCATTTTAGGCTTTAATCTGTCCTTTAACCCCAATTCTATGTTGTTTTGGCGCTGTTTAGGGTCTTTAGCGGATGATGACGGAGCGCTCTTTCCTCCGGCATGGGCGGCGAACTGCTTTAATATTAGGTTGCCTTTAAAATCTACATAGTTGATAACACATGAAGCGGTTCCATATTTAACGCCTCCATCTCCTATGTCATTGCAAACAACCTCCGTTAGGCCTGGCTTTCCTGGTCCAAACCATTTCCATAATTTCCATGCGTGATTACCGTCAAGAACTGCTACAATATTTTTTTGGATTGGTTTTAGGTTGCGCTTGCATTGCTGCATTTGTTCATGAATAGCGGCTTGTGTTGTGATACCATCGTAACGTTTGTCATCAACCATTATGCCTTCAACTATATCTCCGTGGTGGATGACATAGTTATTCCATGGCTGAATTTCATCGTACTTAGATCTGACCTGATTAACCATGAAGTCCCAACCTTCATGGTGTCTTAAAAAACTTCCTTCGTGATCGTCTGTTATTAGAAAAAGATTGAAACTGTCTGGAACCTCCTTGTTTATTATTATCATACGCTTCCTTTTGGTTAGCGTTTAATCCGAGATCGGCAGTTTGAGCATTTTACATAACCGCCGTCCACATCAGGTATTAGAGGCGCACAACATGCTGTGCATCTTCCTTCTTTTTTCATTCTTTTTATTTGCTCTCTCCGATATTGCCTGCGGTGTTCCTTTTGATCCTCTGACATATTGCAATATCTTGATCTTCTTTTCATAAGATGATATTTGCATATAGTGTAAGGGAAAACAACTGGTTCTGTGCATGTTGTGCAAATGCCTTTTTCTGTATGCCTCTTTCTATAGGCCTTTACGGCTCTTACGTGTGATTCGTAATAGGTCATATATTTTAATGCCAGCTATAAAACAGCCGCAGTTGTTGGTCATCTAGACAATTCAATGCGCGGTGTGATCCTGGCGATCTCTTCGTCAGAAAGCAGGAAACCCATTTTTACCATCCACTCACGCTTTTCGGCTTCTGATTTCCAATCCATACCGAGCTTTGCGTTATTCCGTTCTACTGACGATCTGATTTCATATTGTAAGCGCTCCTCTGTCAAGCCCGGCAAGATCTGAACTCCAGAGTCAACCTGCTTTTTTGCGGCCTCGATCCTCATTACAAGCAGGGGACGCACATCACCTTCCAGATACGATACCAAGATGGCGATGCTCGACTCATCGATCACATCGTAACCTGAAAACGCAGTATAAAACGGATCGACAAGAATGAAGAGTTCAGGGAATTTATCAATGTCCTTTGTGATCAGATCCCGGAACACAACGGCCGGCACACGCATTTTAAGCGTCGCTACCCACTTGTCCACTGCGGTCAAGGCCTGCTCGGCCGTGTAGAGCTTAGCAAGGCTGATGGCCATGCCGTTCGCCAAAATGAGGCCGTTACCTACGTCCTTGAGGCATAGGCTTTTCGAGTTTGCAGCCTTAACGAGTAAAGAGCCTTGATCCATCTTTACGTTGCAATCCGGCCACTTTTGGATCGTGGCGCAGCCCTGGGCCATGATAAGGCAAAAGCCTGTGATGACTCCAAGAGCTACCATAACAGCGATATAGTGTTTGCGTGTTTTTTCCATGTAGTTCTCCTTTTGTCTACTCGTTTTTAACACCAAGCATGTCAGCGACCTTTTGCAATAACTGATCGTCAGACTTCCATGGTGTTTTCTTTACGATCTTGAAGGCAAACCACAACAGGGGAGCGCCAACAAGCGTTGAAATCACCTTGAAATCCCTTGCCATGACGGCTACGCACTCATTTATTCGCCCATCACTAAACCAATAGATGATCTCTTTTAAGTCCATAAATACCTCCTTACGGTTCGTTGTAAATCACCTGTCTTTTGCCTCAAAATGGAAATTGGGGTGAGTTTTCAACGCTGTTTCTATGGCGCAAAAGTTGGTTAAATCAACCAACATTTCCATGTTTCCGGTTGCTTTGTATGCATCAAACTTATTTTGCATATACTTCATAAGTGCATCGTGTTTCCATGAGCTGCCATATCTTATTCCACCCATAATCAGTCGTGGCCGGCACAGCTCAACAAGATCCGACAGGGCTTTTGTCATGTGGGCTATTTCAGCACTAACTTTTAATGAATCTTTAACTTCAACAGAGCTATCTATACATAGTCTTTTTTCTAATGAGTTTCGGCACACGTCAAAGTTATTCATTTTATATATATCCTAATTACGGTGCGTTGTAAATCATAGGATCGTTTCGCGGGTCAGCAGCAAACCCGGCGAACTTGTTAAGGGCACGTTTCCATAGCCAAGCCCTCCACCGGTACATTCCATCTTGTATCCATATCGAATGGGCTATTTCGTCAGCTACTTCCCTAAGTCTGCGGTCGAGTTTTTCACGGCGCATAAGTTGGTACAATGCATCATGCACAAGGGCTCCGCGCATTGAACTTCTTGTATCAACGGTGCATCCACTTGGACCGTCCCAGGCATACCCCATCTGGATAGTCAGCAAGCCAAGCTTGGTTAACGATATAAACTCTGTGTGGATGTTTTGGGGTGGCTCGATGCCAATGCGGAGGGAGTAGGTTTCAGATAATTGGTACTTATATCCCTTGCGGTATCGGATAGCGTTCATATCAGTTCCTTGGGTGATTATAATCTGGCCAGGGGCATTCTGCCAGGTACGCTATTGCTTTTGGAAGGATTCCTTTGCGCCTTCGTGCGATAGTGCACAGAGCCAAGCAGTCCTTGCAAAGTGGTGCTCGCGATTTAATCCCACAGCACTTACACACCCACCGATACCATCGGCGGCTTTTCTGCTGTGTCGGTTTTGGCTTCAGGAGCTTAGAGATCCACTTCATAATAGCCTCCTATCCGTCTATTTCACCACTTGCGATGGTGTCAAGATGGGCAACGCCAGCATAATACACATCGTCATAGCGAGGCGCCGTCAATGCCATGCACTTTTCCGGATGGCGCTCGATAAGCTCTCTAAGAGCGTATCGTAGCTTTATTAATCCATCGGTTCTCGACGTACTAATATAATAACGTTTGTCTGGAGTGGTTGCGTCTGTCATTTGCGGCCTTTCCATTCAAAGCTGTAATGCCCGCCATCGCTGAATCTTCCACCCCATCGGCAAAGGGGGTGCCGCGTTTCCCACATTACTCCTGAAGTCGCGTGATCCTCTGTTCTTATCATCGGCTGGAAATTCTCATCATAGAACACAATATCCTGAGCAAGCCCTATGTCATGATTTGAGTTTTTCATGTGATCGCTGGTGGGGTCTTTTTCGGTAAGCCGGTCGATGCCTTCATCGAGGGCGTAATTTTGTCCGATAGAGGTCAGCCATACAAGATGATTTGCAAGTACTTTGGAGAATAGACAGCGCGCCTCGCTAAGTTTCATTTGCCATCCTTATCCTCTTTTTTGAATATGGAAACAATGCTCAGTGCTGCCACGATAGCGTCAAGGATCAATTCAAACTTTGACGGCTTATAATATTTACCGTGGCGCAGTTCACGTCTTTCTTTTCTATTCATGGGTTTCCTCCCTTGCCAGCCTATCGCGCTCTGCCATACGAACGCAATTGCCACACCGGTATAAGTAGTTTTCAGGATTACAATGTCTACCTATGCAATCGTGGCACTTTCCGCGCTTGTCGCTAATTTCTTGGACGTAGTTGTCAGCCATTGAAAGCTTCGCAAATCATTTTTGCTCTGTCCATGTACTCTTCTGTTATGCAACGAGTACAAGCCATTGGTTCGTTGGTACAATCTCCGCAATGGTCCGTTTCTGTTGATGGCCTGAAATGTTTTACCCACCTGTTCTTTATATCTGCAATATCGTCTTTGGTTGGGTTATCATAATCAAGATCATCAATCCAAAATTGAGCAAAAAGAGCGAACGCTACAAGTTCTATTTTTTCATCCATTAAACGCCTCGCAATCTAAGCATCCAACACCGGGCCCAGGAACCTGAAATTTAGGGCATAGTGCGCAAGCTGTTTTCGTTGTTCTTTCTCCTGGATCGATTGGACTTCCTTCCAGTCCAGAGGGCAGCTCTCTTTGGTCGTGTCCGGATGGTCGCAAAACTTCTCCCTTCTTAGGTACGGGCAGTCTGGTATTTTGCAACCGTTTCCTTGACACATCGATACCTCACAACATTATTTGTCCTTTACGCATGATAGGCCACCCATATCCCTTGCGATCTCCAAATGGAGATCGTGATGGGCCTTAAACTCGGACTTTATGTCATCGATCATTTGGCGCTGGTCGTCTTTTAGGCTTATGAGGGTGGCGTTCATGATTCCCACTTGAAGCACCATAGGGCATGCGGCTTGAAGGTTTTCACAAGCAACTTTATCTTGCTTCCCTGATTCGAGCGCAGTGATTCGCTTGTCATGGTTCTTGTGTGCCCACTTTGAGATTCCGATTGCGGCGAGCAGGGGAGCGAAAATTGATCCTATTTTCCACCCTGTATCAATATCTTCTGGCACTATAGTCATGTTATCACCACCGATTGTTTCAAGCAAGAATTTTTTAAAATCTTGGCCCAATGCCAGATCATTCCCCGAACTGAATAGTCAACGTTTTAGGCGCCTTTGGATAAACTATCGTTTCGGACGGCTCCGGAATTGTGTACACGACGATGTTTGAGTCCGGCGATTCGATAGTTCCCTGATATGCTCGCGCCACGAATTTAAATGTCACGCCGGCCGGAAAGTCCGGCAATGTGCATGTCGTAGTGGTTCCCTGCCAGGCAGGGGTGGTATAAACGAACGGTTGGCTTTCAGGAGCCCAATAGATCCGATACCCTTCAGGAGCCGGAACGCTGGCGTCCCATCGAAGGGTTACGTCATTGGCCTGAACTGCGCCGCAAAGCGCGAATACCGCCAATAATGCCAAGGTAATCTTTTTCATTTCGTAATCTCCTTTTTTTATTGTAAAGTAAACTCCATACCGCTTATCGGTAATTACCAGTCCCATAAAATATAGTCCCGGTGCCTCCAAAAGAGCGCGCTGGAACTGGAGTTGGTGTTGGCTCTCCGTCCACATACTCGATCGCCCCACGATCCCATTCTCCATCAGCACCCCTTTGCGTTCCTGCCCAATCCTGAGTGTAGGGGCTTGACAGCGTATAACCTGCATCCATGGCTGCAACTGCTGCTGGGGTAAGCGAGAAGTCCCCGGCTGCAATATTGACGAATGGGTTTCCAGTTCCAGTGTAGGCGCTGGTGCCAGAGGTAACATTCGAGCATGACCACCACCCGTTGTGTGTATTTGTAGGGGTAGAATTTTGAAACCCCGCGTTAGAGTTGTAGCATACATTATTCCTAAACTCTCCAGTGACGCCAGTATCGCTTCCGAGGATTCGGTTGTTGCAACTAATAAATGCATTGTTGTATATGTACGCCTGGAGAGAATAATGCACACCAGCGATAATTCCATCTCCTACCGTTATATCGTAAAACACATTGCCATAGATATAGTATGGACCTGATGGAGCATTAAGAGCAACTATACCGCCAGTTCCAGAATCGCGACCCTCAATCCAATTATACCGAATCGTCCACCAGCGGCAATTCCCATAGTTGTTGTTAAACTCTTCTCCATGCTGGGCGGCAGAACTATATCCATTTAAAATAACATTGTATTCACTTAACCAATAGTCGTTTTTGTTGTCCGCCGCTTCATACCCAGCTGTACCCCATTGGAAGTTTGACCATCCATTTGCGAGACAATGACTGATAGTCAGATAATGAACTCCTTCGCTGGAGTTATCAGTAGAGAAAAAGAACTTTTCTACGTCTCCACCCGGAGCTGTGCCGGTGAAGTGTGAGAAAGTAATGTCAGTTATTACCGCATTAATATTGTAGGCGGAAAGCGCTCCATTGGAAGACGCCGTAACAAAACCATAATCGGATGCGGTCTTACTCATTGAACCTTTTGCGCCGTCGATCACCCAATAGGAAGACTGCACCACAAGACCACCGGTAAAAGACGCCTGGCCATCCCCAAGGCCAGAACTCCAATTAGACAACCCACCGTAATCAGAATCAGTCGCCTTTTTTACTGTTATTAATGTTGTTCCTGAAACCGCAGTGCTAAAGGTTTTTCCGGCGTATGTGCCATCTACTAAATAATATGAGTTTCCGCGTGTCAGCGTGCTCGACCACGCCAGAAGATTATTATAATCTGACCCACTACCGTTACCAGTGGCCGAAGGTCCGACTGCATAGTTCGCAGCAAAACAGTTGCCTAAAAGCATCAGCATGACAACTGTTGCGCGAATTATCGTTTTCAAGTTATGCTCCCCTATTGTGCCTTAAAGGCCATGAACCCTGATATATATTGGTCACTTGAGTCTACTGTTGCAAAGTTCCCAGCAGGATAAGATCCGGTTGAGCTTACAATCTTGTCAAACGCACCCCAATGGACACCACTTGCTGCGCTCCTTCGATTAAAGCTACCGGCAGCGGTGTAGGTATGATCGTTATTCCAAGATAGTTCAAAAGCAACCAGCAAATCGTTGGCGTTCGTGGTAGTAATATTTTGTGCCGTTCGATTCGTTGACGAAGCCGCAATATCGTTGCAGCTCGCGCTATTGCAAGAAAATCCATCGAGCGCAGAACTGGTTGCAACTCCGCTATAGTTCATGCACTGGATGCCGTTATAAGTACTTGCGTATCCCGGATTTGCAGCAGCGCATGTTGTCGAGCCGGCCGTAGCGCCTTCTTTATACCAATAGCTGACTATGTAATGAGCCGCTGTAACCGTAGTCACTCCAGCCTTTGTAAGCGAGTTTGCGCCACAATCTACGGTAGACCAATCTTGATTGTCGAACTCATACCGTCCTGCTTGGCATACCAAAAGATCATTTGTGGCAACATCTAAATTGGTAGATGTGGTAATGGTATTGACAGAGGTATCTACCACGTTTAAAGCGATGTTCTTGTAAGCTGGTGTTGGAGACGGAGTCGGCGTAGGCGTGCCGCCAGACACCCTAAGCATAGCAGGCTGCGAGGAAGACCACCACGCATTTGCCGTAAACGGTATAATAACCGCGCAAACCAGCAAGAAGCAAATAAGGTCTACGTATCTCTTCATTAGTCTGCCGCCCCTCCATCAGCGCAAGCCGCAGTTTCGGAAAATACCCGCCACTCGTTTTCAGCGGTACACATCAAGGTAACTTTTGTTCCAGCCGTAGCGGCCATATCCAATTCATCATTTGCGCCGATACCGGTTCCGTCGAATAGATAGAATTGATCGCCAGAAGCAGGAACAACTTCAATTTTTTCTGCGTCACGCGCCCACAACGTAACGAAGTTGCCAATCGTTGCTGCGGTGCAATCCCACATGGTGACTTCATCGGCAGTCGTCATCTGAATAATACCGCCGCCATTATCAGCCTGGGTTGCTGTTCTGGCCGCAACGTAAGAATTAAACTTGGCCCCTGCTTGGAGTGCGATGTTAGCAAAATCAATCGCCGTAACGCCGGTGCCGGTGCCCACCACTACCTTGTTGGCCGTTCCATCTGTGTCTATTGTGAGATTTTCGTTGTTCGCCCCATTGACAGAAGTAATTGTCAATACTCCGTCTGTTGCGCTCAAACGAACGTCCGCGTCATTGGGATCGGCAGCAGATTCATCAAAAGTAAGCGTTTGACTATCCGCAAAGGTAGCCCCACCGTTCAGGGCAACGGCTGGGGTGAATGCGAATGTTGCACTGGTGCCGCTGGCAAATGTCCAAAGGTTGGTTCCAGCGGTGGCGGTCATGTCTTCGCTATTCGCGAACCATGAAAAAGCGTTTGAGATATAACCCGCTTCCCCGTCAGCATTGGCAGCCGAGTTTCCCACAAAAGCCGGGGCTGTCTGGTTGCCGGTGTAGGTGTTCGCGGCGGTCGTTGACAGTGTGGCGGTTGCTGCTGGGAATGTAATTGTGGCGTCTGCTGCCTGCGAAGCGTTCGGAACAAGGGTGGTGCTATAGTCGGTGGCACCAAGTTCGTTATAAAGCACCAGAGAGCCGTCTTGTGCGTCTGCTCCGAGGGTCATGGCGTTTGTGGTCTTGTTGAACACAAATCCAGTGTCACCGCCCAGGGCCGACCCGCCATCATTGAACTGAACCTGAGTATCAGATCCAGCAGCGGCAGCAGTAGGAGACGCCCATGTGAGCGTTCCGCTTCCATTGGTCTGAAGGTATTGGCTGGCATCACCATCGTTGGCCGGAAGGGTCAGAGTGTAGCTTGCAGCCATGGCCTGGGTTGTAATCGTTGCCGTGTTACTACCATCATCGCTGTCTTCTGCGATGGTGAGTTGCCCCGCACCTGTCGCCCCGCGATTGATCGTGAGCGCAGCAGAAAGTGTTTTAGCTCCGCTGATGGTCTGTGCGTCCTGGACATTTACAACCGCTTTTTCGGAGCCATTGACAGAGTACTTCAGTTGATCAGATGAGTCTGTTTCAAACCATATGGCATACTCAGAAGCGCCAGGAGATCTTCCACCTGCATTGTTCGCCAAAGATATATAGGAGTCTCCTGAACCTGTAACTTGAAAAGACGTGGCATAAATAGTTGACCCTGACTCTATTGGGCCTTCAGTGTACAAAGAGTTGGTCGTTGTTGCGTATGTCGGGGCAACGGTTGTATCGTCATCGATCCATATCGCGTGCGAATTTGCCCCGCGTAGTACGGATTGCACAGCGAGGGTATCTGTGTCGGCATTTCCAAAAGTAAGCGACCCGGTAAAGGTCTGATCGCTACCAAGGTTGGCCAAGGTTTGCGCAACGTCAACCAACGTAATAGCCCTGGCAGTGGACAAGCCCGTAATCGTAGCGTAACCGGTGCCATCAGAATCGTAGACGCGGTTGACGTGCCCAGAGGCGTCGACATCGGCAGCGGCTACCCGCTGGTGCGTTGTTCCGTCAGAGATGTCATCAATACTTCGGCTGGTGATCTGTGTAATGTTGGTCAATGTAATATCGTCAGCGACGTAAGCGTTCGCAACCGCCGTGCCCTGCCACGTCCCGGCCGAGATTGTTCCAGCGTTGGCTATGCCCCCACTGAAGGTTGTAGCCGGCGTGATCGTCACTCCAGAGGCCCCCGAAGCACCGATTGCAACCACTTCGGCAGAAGTCACCCCGATTACCGATATGTCAGTTCCGGCAATATCCGCTTCTGACATGATATACCCAGCGTTTGGAAGCCTGATCGACCCGGCATCGGAGGGATCGGCCCCCAAGGCTATGTGCGATGAAGCAGCAAGCGATGCCGCCCCGGTGATGTTATTCGACGCGTCAACCGATATGCCCGTTACCTGTGTCAGGTTGCCGGTACCGTTGGTCTTGATAAGTCTCAAATCAGTACCAAAACCGGCGGGGCCAAGAACGATGGAGCCCGTTTCGGCTGGGATCGTAACCGTAACATCTGATCCAGCGTTTGCGCCAGCCAAGGCGATTTCAAAATCGTTTACCGTGGCGCCTTCAAAGTAAAGCGTGTTGGCTACGTTGCCGTCAGAAGCCCCATTTGTAAAAGCAACACCGCTTGAAGCATCGCCTACCGCTGTAATGTCACCAGAACCAGCCGGATCGCCCCACTGAGGATTGGCGCCTGCGCCTTGGGTTTGAAGGAACTGCCCGTTTACACCAGGACCAAGATTTGCGATATTGGTTCCATCAAAATACAGGATGTCTCCCTGGGCCAAAGTCTCATCGGCGATGTCAGTCAAATACGCATCAAGGGGCTGATAGGTTGTCGCCGGGAGGGTGCTTAACACGCCGGCATCAGAAGACACCACCAATGCATTCGCAGCTCCAGGATAAGCCGTTGGGAATGTCCATGTCAGGTTGGCGATGGAGTTTCCGGGGGAGAGCTGTGTGTAATGGCTGTCACCGTCATAAAATCTAATGTAGGTCCCGCCGTCGCTCGAACCATCTCCGCATGCTCCGTCTACACAATCACCAACTGAAAGAACGTCACCAGAAGACGAAGCCGCCAGAGCTGCTATAGCCTGGGCAACCCGCAAAGGAGACATTGATCGAAGAGCTGCTTCGGTTCCTGCTTCCATTTCGGCTTGGCTCGCTGCGGATAGGGCAGGTTCGAATGTGGCCGGGTTGGTCCAGCCACCAGTGCCATCAGCATCAACATTGAACAGGTAGTTGGCCCCGCCCGGGTACGCCGTTGGTACTCTAATCCCCCACGATTCGGTGAAATTCGCCCCGTAAAGATCGAAGCTGAAGTTATTGGCTGGGGTATTAGAGTAGATTTTAAGGGTACCGAGAGTGGTTCCAGCAACGCCAAGCTCAAGACCGCCAGCCCCGCTGATCGTGAGACCAGCAATAGACAGGGTAGAATCCGCTATGGACCCGTCTCCGTCAGCGTCGATGGTTGCCATCAAATAATCAATCAACGCATTTTGAGAGGCCCCATGAGATGTATCCCCGTTCATGTTCGCTGCTGTTACTGCTTCATCAACGACTTCGGCGGTAGCCCCAGAAAACTGCGTAGCGAGGATCGATGGCGACCAAACCCTTGTCCTTGTCTCGGTCCCTGCGGTCAGTTCTGCCGCAGATCCGGCAGGCGGAGGCGGTATGGCAGGAACGCCACCGGTCCTTTCGAGACGAGAGGTAACACCACAACCAAACATCAAAAAGGCAATGCCGATCAAAAACAGCTTTTTCATTTTGTCTCCTATTGGCCAGTAATGGAGCCTGCGCCATCACCATTGATTGTGGCGGAACCTCCACCGCTAATAATCCCCAAGCCTGTTACTACTGGTAGTATATCAAATTTATAAACATCCGTCACCATGGCATTTCCGTCCGTATCTGAAGCATCAATTGACACATTGACCTCTTGCCCATCGCTGTAATCGGAAGGGTTTAAGGTTACGGTATAGCTTGCGGTTGTTCCGCTGGTGGCAAGGTCTGCCGTTCCTCCTGAGCATGTCTCGCTGGTCGGGCAATGTTTATTGCCTTCCTCGTAAAGCACGATTGATGATCTATTGACTCCACCGCTATCCGACACAACAAAGCTTATATTGGTGCTTTTTGAAACACCCGTTGCGTTCTTAGCAGGGGACCATCCGGAAACAACCGGTGGAGATACATCTCCATCCGCCGTGCCTACAAAAAAGTCGTCTATCCATATTACTTGATCAGCGGAAAGATCATTCTGTCCGCTCAGATACGGACCAAGCACCACTTGGTTAAAAAACTGGGAAGTGTACCAGCCCTTTTTGATAACGACATTGGTTGCAGTGAAAACCGGTGAATCAAAATCGTCTATCCACATCTGCAATATACCATCTTGATTGATGGTAGATCCGGTAAGCGTGTTCATTTTTACACGGTACATGACCTCATGCCACTGGCCGTCAGCAAAGGATGATATAGATTGCTCCCACCATCTTACGTTTAGGTTTCCTATACTGCTGCTGCCAGAAAAATAGCACGAAACTCCCGTGCCGGCATTGGTGAAGTTCCCATGACCTCCGTGAGCAGCTCCCTGGCTAAAGTTGGCTGTAAGGTCAGTGCCTATTTGGTCGTCGTTTTGCCCATCACCGTCCAGGTCCAGGTTTTTTGCGTCCTGAAAACTCATGGTTAGAATATTGTTATATTCATGTTCCATGTAGGCGGTAAGGTGCGTGTTGGCCAGTCCAGCCCATGCGCTATCTGCGTCAGTTTCCAGATAAACCCAATGATCCGCATATGTACCAAGACCATTGCCAACATAGTTCGTTGAGGATTTAAATTTGTACTTTACATAGATCTCAGGCGTCTGACTGAACTGCGCTCTGAGACTTCCAAGAGCACTCGCCGTTCCACTACCGTTGGTCGGCCTGTAAGCCCCTGGGGTGAAGCGGTACTCAAAGACATACCCGTTATCGGCAACAAAGTTTGCAGCGTTCCAGGAGCCTGCGGCGTGCCCCACCACGCACTTGTAGAGCTGCCCAGAGTAAATGACATCATCCCCGATATTATAGGCGGTACTCGATGAAAATGTTGAAGCCGAACGTGTAGCCCGGTCCGTATCGATCACAAATCTCTGATTGATATCGTCATAGCATCCGGCTGCGGTCAATCCGGCTGATCCCGTTTCGGCGTGAAGGTAAAGAAGCGTGACCGGAGGAGGAGGGGCCTGGTCATTATCGGTCAATACGATGGTAGCGGTATTCGGCGTTCCAAGGTCATATGTAGCCCCGTCCGTGATGGTCAATATGGCCGCCTCATCGCCTTCGGAAAGCGAATCATCGACCGGCGTTATTGTAACCGTCGCCGTGTATTGCCCAGAAGCGATAGAGGCCGAACCGCTCACGGCTGAGTAGTCCGTCCCGCTGGTAGCCGTCCCGCTCATCGAGTAAGCAACCGTCAAAGGGCCGGCCGTGTCGCTCGTGATTGTAAATGTTCCGGTAGTCGTCCCTTCTTCCGTTGCTGAAGAATCTGTAGCGGTCACGGTAATCAATGGATCTGTGCTTGCCGACAGAGGGCCTATCCTTCCAGTTGTGCTTATCGCTATGTCGTCATAGTAAACCGTGAAGGTTTGTCCGTTATCCGCTCCGGTGAAATCTGTTTTGACGTTGGAGGGGAAAATCAAATACCTTAGATTGCCATAAGTTACTAATCCATTCTCATCTATAACCGGTGTCGGATTGTCTACACCGTCTACGTACTCCCACATTCTGAAAACACCAGAAGAGGAGATATAAACCTCCATAGCGTGCCAAGATCCACCGCCACGGCCTGCATTATCATAGAAGTCATCCCAATTATTCGTGCTTTGCCTGCCAGACGTACCATCCCTGTCATACAGCCTAAAGTCTGTAGTGTTCTGATCGAAATACCATGAATCCGTGGCAAAATAGATATAAAGAAGCTTATGGCTGCTGAACCCGAGTGAATGCGACAGGGGCATTCCGCTTGGATGGTAAAAGTACCATCTAAGATATATTTGAGGGGTTGAATCAGGTACGTCTATGAAAAACCCGGAACCTGTCGGACCTGTGCTTCCAGTTGTGTTCCCATCACCAACCTGCCAGTAAAGCCCGTTACCACCGTCTCCACCTGAATAATTCGATCCGGCAGAGATCCCGCTATTAAGACTTGAGCATGTTCCGATCTCCCATCCGTCACAAATATCATCTCCAGAGTTCGCGGAACAATAAGCATTTGTGACATCCAGGGTCGAGCAATCGAACGTTGTTGACCATGGCAACGAGGTTATATCGGCGCTCGCCGGGACAACCATCAAAAGAAAGAATAAGCACGCAAGACGCTTCATTTTATCTCCTATGGAGCAGGGCTAACTTCGACAACTACTATGTTGGAATTACTGGATTCAGTCCAGCTAAAGCCTGTACTATAAGCCCCAACTGTAGTCGTCAAAAGTGTGGAAGTCAAAAGGTTACTTACCAGATAAGTTGTGGAAGTCTCTTTGTTGTAATTATCCTGTGATCCATTCGTAACCGCATCATTGGTAATGGCGTCCGTGTTTACGGTCGCGGCGGTTATCAACTGGCTATCGGCAACAGTGCTCGTTACCGATCTCGTAATAGAAGTTCCTCCAATTACATAGTTGTTGCTTGTGACCCCTATGGTGGAAGACGCACCAGACCATACATGCCACGTCATACTTGCGGAAGTTGAAGATGTAGGAGTAACCCGGATTACTCCGCTTGCGGCGGAAGGAACGATGGTGTAAACATAGGTGAAAATATTTGAGGCGAACGCAGCGGAAGCCGACAATGTGAATGTTTCAGTTCCAGCGTAAGTACAGGTCGGGGCCGCGTTAACCCCGTTCGTAACCGAAAGCGTTATCAGCCTGTCGTTCCCAGATGGCGTAACGGTTCCGGATTCAAGATAGGCTGTTTGGGCCGTGGTGTGGGCTGAATCCGTAGCTACCAGAGCAAGTCCGCCAGTCGCGCTTTGAGTCGAATCATTCGTTACCTCAAAAGACGGAATCGAGGCAAGATCATATTCGGAATCGTTTTCTAATCCATCTCCCGGCTGAATATAGCTGACGGTTCCAGCTTCGGTATCATATATGGTCCTTCCGGTGATAGAATATACCAGTGTGGTAGTTCCATCGCCTGAAGAATACGAAAGACTCTCTCCGGTGTCTCCGTCCATATCGATAGACCACCCGGCGTTACCCCCCGCTCCGATTGAAACCGCTTCATCAAAAACAAATGATATCGATGTTCCAGCCGAAGGTATTGTGGCACTCAAAAGATTAGGAGGGGTCGTATCTCCTCCGGCCGCCGCGATCACCAATCCATCAGCCATTGATCCGGAAGAAACCGAAAGCAATAGGCATACTAGCAACGATATGATTCTTAAGCTTTTCATCAATTCACCGTGTAATAAAGGCAAACCATGCAGTCCGTGTTTGTTCCGCTGACCGAAGTGGTGTGCCATTGAATAACATCATCAGCGTCAATGGAAGAATTGCTCAAAGTTCCATCGTCGGTCGCAGTGGTAGTCGCGGTAATATCGGTTGCCCCATCGACCCCTACGCAAGACGCCCCGGCCGAATCGCACTCATCCAAATGGCCTACAACATTGGTTGCACCGCGCTGGGTTACCCTCACCTGCCGCACCGTAATCGCATATGGGAATTGGTGGAACATATGATCGGACGCGGCGGCTATCCCCGCCCAGGTCTGGCAACGGGATTGCCAAATCGGAATGAAAGAAGACCCTGGGCTTACGTTGCCGTATAACTGAATTCCTGAAGCCTCATCCGCACCAGTCCTGATAGCTATTTCTCCGGCTGAGTCGGTAGTGGGGCTGGCTCCGTTTGTTATCTCTACAGTAACGGCTCCCAAGTCCACCGCCCCAACACCAGCGATGCTCGAACCAGACCCGAGGGTAAGAGCAACGTTTGTCAATAAAAGCGTTCTGCCATATCCTTTGACTATGCTGGCTGGAGTTCCGTCAGCGTCTTCGACCACATCCAACCATATAGAGTTATCATCGGCCGCATCGTTGAACTTCAATGAAAGCAGTGTGGTATTGCTTGAATTGTCAGCAGCGGTATTGGTGAGTAAAAGACCGCCCCAACCGTCAGTCGAACTCGTAAAAGTCAATGTGTAGGCCGCCATGGAAAACGACTTACTTGCAGAAGGATTTCCAAGATCGTTTAGTGCGCTCACACTCGAACAGGTATAGCAATCCCAATCTGCTGCCCCGTCTGTGGCGTCCTGGAGGGTATAAAAATTGTGATTCGTGGTATCGTACCAACGAGACCCTATGGCATATCCAAAGTCAGCATCATCATCCACGGTCGGCGCTGCTACCTGGGCGAAGGAGTCCTTGATGCATGTCGCCGTTCCAGATGACCAGTCAATATGACCAGTGCAGGCTGAAACGTCCAGGCCAAACCCGCCGATGGCAGGATCGACAAGGTTGTTGTCAACCACATCGCCGGCCATACGATCGGGGTCGAAATCGTTCGAGTTATGGTCTTCTTTGGAATTGACAGCCGTCTTTATCTCGTTCGCGTCGTCAGATGAAAACTGACCTGTAACCCCCGATGCTCCAGTGACCTTATCGGAATATGTTATATCGGTTCCGCTTCTTTCAAGGCTCCGTTGTGCCGCGCATCCTGAAAGTACGATAGTCAATATGATCAAGATAATCTTTTTCATTATCCCACCTGCAAAAGTTTTGGTATCTTAGAAACGATCTCACCGGTTATAAATTCAACCATCCTCCAACCATCAGTTGTTAGGCATAGGGCCTGCGAATGATCTATATCGTCTCTTGCTGCCGGCCAAATAGCAAGCTCCTGGGAGTCATTATCACCGGACTCTCTGCAATCTGCGTCAAACTCGCGTTTCATGATTGAGCATCCGTCAATAGCGAAATTATCGCAATCGAGTCGTCCGTTGTCTTTACCATCGGCGTTGCTCATGATGCTTGAAAGTGATTCTATCGGCACCCTTGATATTTTTGCCATCCAGTGGCGTGCCATTATAACGCGCCTTCGAAGGTCTTCTGGATCGGTGATAAAATATCCCGTATCTCTCAAGAGGGCTCCTGAGCTGATTTTTCGTCCGAAAAACCCGCCTTCGAACTCTTCAAGGCGTTTTCTGACTTGCGCCGATGAAATGTTCATCACTTATCCCTTTTGGTGAACCGCAGCTTGACAGTAACGATCTTCTCATTGCCCACGTCTGCGGCTGCCTCCGTGTCTCCATCGTCGGCCAGGAATTTAACGGTCAGCGTGTTATCAACCGAAGGGAAATACCCGAGATCCTCGTGGGCGCTTTGAGCCTGTGAGACTCCAGCCGCAGAGCGCGCGCTGCCCCTGAATAACCTCCGGCTGGTAGCCTTTTCGATCACCTTAACGCGGTATGCGGTCGTAGGATAGGCGGTTGCGTCCGGGTCTGTAATGATTTCTGTCAGAGTGTACGCCTTGAGCCCCGCAAGGTTTTGCGTCGCGCCAAGGTCTTGGTCGGGAATCGAACCGTCAGTATCATCGGAAAGACACGCCAGGGAAATCAAAACTTCTCCAACCCCTCCGTGTCCAACCATTTGAATGTGGGGGCTCACGGTTACTGTTACTGAAGATCCAGCCATCTGGTGCTCCTTTCTTAGTTCACTGTCTTATCGTACATTGAGTTGAATGTTTTGTATTGTTCGTCAATGATCTTTTCTATGTTTTTAACTTGTTCCTTATTCCCAGATGCTTCAAGGGCTTTCTTAACTCTTCTCAACCTGCGAAGATTTTTCTCTGTCTGAACAGCTGCACCAAACATGGCTTGCTGCGGCTTGGTCTGTGAGCTCAAATTTCTAAAATAATCAGACCCGGCATAGGCTTCAAGCTGCTCTTTGACAGTCAATATTTCTTGAATGTTTTCAAAATATGTTCTTGAATCAGACCACTCTGCCTTTTCCCCAAAAACTCTTCGCACAAAAGGAATTTTAGATATTTGGACCTCTTCCCCCCTTAACTTTTTAAGTGGTACGGCACCCATATCTGCAAAAAACCTAGCCATGGAACCGCCCACCGTGTCCAAGATAAGATCAAGAGTAGCCGGGGAAACATCGATAGCACCCTTTTTTATATTGTCGCCCCCCGTCAGAGTGTTTAGTTGCGAGGCTACCCACACAGACGGCTTCCTGGATGACTTCCAATACCTTTGCGAATCTGGATCTGGAACCTTATCGAAAGGATTATCACCAGGCATCAACGGGCCACCGAACCAATTCTTGTTTTCTGCTACTTGAGCGAATGGATCGGCAATAGTTGGAGCCAATGTTTGAAGGAGAGTCCCGGATTGAATTGGATTAAATGCGTTTGCAAAATTTACGGCAAGCCTGGCAGCGCCATCGATAGGTTTATAATTTTTTCTAGTGAACGCAAGCGCCGCTTCGGTTCCAATATTCCAAAACAGGTTATATCCCCATGGAAGAGGGATTTTTAAGTATTTTCCTTTCGACCCGGGTATCATGAATATGGCATTCCGTTCTCTTACATAATCCTCTATTTTGCTGTAATAGTCTTCATTGTCATCGTCATCTCCTCCCACCATGGCATTTAGTATGCCGAACGTGAAACCAGTCCCTACGATGCCGGCGAGCGTTTTCCTAACTCCTGAGCTTCTGCGTGCTGCCCTGATTATTCTATAAGAACCCTGTATCCCTGCATTGGCAAAAAGATACAGAGAATTTATTACAGGCCCAGCAGCTCCCTTTTTTGTGAAATCTACCGTTATGTCTGAAGCTATTTTAGCTGCCTTAATATCGGTCATCCCTTTTCCGGCGGCCAATTTGAAAACATGCAATCTTATCCCGTTCTCAATCGCTGTGTTTGCCGCGCCAACTGTTTCGGCAAACTTTCTTGCTGTAGCCAAAATGGGTCTTTTACCTTGTAAAACCTCAACATCTTTTGATATAGATTTTTCAAGATTTGCAACACTCCCATGAATGTCGGACCAGCCTATTTTCCCACCTGCTTTTTTAAATCTATCGTATAACTTTTCGAGTTCATCGCCTTTTTGTTTTCCTTTTTCAACTCTCCATATAGCATTTACTGCTTTCCCGGCGCCAGAAAGCATGTTTTTGCCCTTAACTCCGGTATCCTGGATATTTATATTGGCTGTCTGAAAGTCTCTTGCAAAGTTTGAAATGATAAATTCAGGGCTCCAGGTTGTATTTATTTTTGCAAGCCATTGATTAACTTTTGCCAGGCTATTCATTATAGGCCCATAGGAAGTATCCGCAGCTTTCAATGTCCTTAACATCAACATCAAATCTCTGTTGTCGCGGTTAACTTCAAGGATATATTGCTTACCATCCGACATGAACCTAAACTCATTATCAGAAACGTTGAAAATGTCCGGGTACATTCTAACGTTTCCGTATTGGTCTAACCTCGGTGCCTTTTTCTCTGTCTTCAATGTCCATAGCGTCGGATCTGGGTTATTCTTTACTAGGTCCCTCAACACCCTGGTTGAAGCAGCTTTTTCGGCAAGATTAATAGCCTTTTCGTAGGATGCAACCGAATTCCCAATGATGTTGACTACGTTTCTTTTTGACCCACCGCGTACCTTGATTGGCTTTCCGGTAGGATTAAGCCCCCTTGATGCTCCGAACACAGAATCATCAAAACCTTCTCTTTGAAGAGGGACATAATACTCAAACTTTGATTTTATGGCATCATATTCCTCTTGTGGTATTAAGCCTGCGTCCATAAGCAACTCAAGGCGATTATTGTTTATGGATGCGAGATTTTTCCTAAGCCTCTCCATAACGGTGTCGCTATGGTATTTGTCAAGAATATCTTTAGCTTCGGCATTTGACATTCCTGATAGCTTACCGACACTATCCTGAGTTTCGTCTATACCGGTGAAAGATTCCCAATTTTTCTTTATTTGCTTTGTGGCATTTTCATCGGCAAACTGCTCAAATGATTTTTCTAGATATTTATAATTATCTTCTCCAGTTAACCCGACGCCTTCAAAAACACCTTTTGTTTTAGCAGATTTACGCTTATTTTCTGTTGCTACAGCCATTTCATCACGCAATGGTTTTGTGATTTTTGCCGGCAACGCTTCAATTAAAGCGTCAAGAAATCTCTTTGCATTTTTATCCCTTGCGTCAATATTGGCTTCTTGAGCATGTTTTGCGTGAGCATATTCCTCAAGATAGGAAACGTTCTTACCAGACTTAGCGATAGCTTCAATCAATGGCTTAACTTCATTCGCCCATAGCTCCTTTACCCTATTTGCGGTAACTTTCGGGCGTTGCGTTTCTTTTAGGAATACGTCTATGCTTTCAGTAACTTTTGATAGTTTTGCCTGAACCTCTTGAATCGGATGGTTTTTATCTACAATCCAATACATGAAATCATTGAGAGGCCGGTTTATCGCTGATCTAATTTCTTCAAACCTACCATTTAACCGTTTTGATTCAGTTCGCTCTTTTTTATCTAAACCGAACTCCTTATCTGCCTTCTCCTTCCCAAAATACTTAACCGCGAAGTCGTAGGCTTCTTGGTCGAACTCCGTATTATCGCTGTCTTCCTTTCTTCTGCTGAAGGATGGTTCAGTTCCAGCCTTACCAGGTTGGCTTGTGTGTGTAGGGATTGGATCGTCGTTTTGATCGACATTCCAGTATTTTACCTCAAAATTCCCGACATAAGTTTCTTCTGGGTCTCCAAGCAATTTTGTTAATTTTGATGGCAATATCTTGTCGTAAAGATTGGATAGGTTTCCTGTTTCCCACCCCATACTTACCTGTAAAGCATCGGCATCGGGCAACATGATAGAGTTGATTTCATTTTTGGCGGCGTAGGACACAAGATGCCTGATGGCTATATCATACATCCTGTTCCTGACTTTCGCAGGCATTTTAGCTTGCTCTTGTTTAGAAGGCGGCTGTATCTCCTCAACAAGTAAGTCGCTTCCGTCTTCTCGCCTGTGGGTCAATCTTATTCTGGCAACTGGATTTTTTATGTGTGCGTATTCTTTGTGTCCGTCAACCCAGGATGATCCTTCGGTACCATCGTAGGCGATATGAAGCTCTTTGTATGAGTTAATATCGCCCCAATCATCGCCGAACACGCTATCGCCATGTTCTGATGTACCGTCATCAATGAGGATGGTGTCTTTGTACCGTTGCCCGCCTTCTGGCTTCTCGGGTTGATTCTCCCTCCTCGAAAACTGCGCCCCCTCTCTCATGGCGTCCAGCTTTTCACCGTTGCGCTCAAGGAGGGCTATGCGGTCGAGAACTTTTTGATCCCATATTACAAAGTTCGAAGTTCTTGATGCCGCTTTTTCAGCTTCCGCTTTCGTTACGAACTCGGCAAGCAAATTGCCTTTTCCGTCAACAACGTCCCATGTGTTCGATTCTTTGGAAAACTCTACCTTGTTGTTGCCCTTATCGCGGCTCATCTGGTCGAGGTACTTATTTCCGGGGATGCCTATTGAGGCGAGGTATTCGGAGGCGGCTTTCTGGTTTGCTACTCTGTCATTGAGCGTCTGCCTAAACCCCGTCCAACCATTGCCGGCCGGTTCGTCTTTTTCAGACAAAAATTCAGACAGGTCTGCATACAAGGCTTCGCCGCTGTCGGCGCTATCCCACGAATGGTTCAAAACCTTTTTAAGATCGCCCGATGAACTATCGTAAGCCCTGCGCAAAGCCTTCTTCACATACTCGCTCTGCTCCGACAACGGCTTATCCCAATCCAAGAGCTTCGGGATTACGTCGTCGGGGATATCAAGTGTGTATAGCTGAGACTCACCCTTATTAAATTTAACGCTATTGTCACCTTCATTCAGTTTTTTAAGGATGGCCTTTAGGTGCGGAACGGCCTTCGGGTTGTCGTCGTTGGCCATTTCTATTCTGTCGTTTATGACTTCTCGCGCCATATCGACAACGCCGATGACTCCTTTTTTATCAAAAGCCTCTCTTAACTTCCATTCGTTTATCAATAAATCTTCTTGTATCTGAGCCCTGACGTAATCGCGCTCAGTGGGGTTTTTGGTGAACTGGTAAGGAGAGTAATCTACCGGGTCGCCATTGTGGTATAGTGGAACTCCACCAACTGTTAGACTCCTAACTTCCGTCAGTGGCCTAAGAACTTCGGCGTATCTTCCTGCTACCGTTTTTTCCTCAGCGGAATACCACCCCCACCCATACGAAGCCGCCCCTTCCCCCGTCCCGATCTTATCCAACCGTGGCCGACCATGAGGAAAGCCTTTCTCTGGCGGCCAGATGTGCGGGGTGCCGTGATAAGCTTTGGCAAATGCCGGGGCACTCTCATCAACCAAAGATTTAGCACCGCCCTCAACCACACTCGCCCGCGCAGCATCAAGAAGGCTACGAATCTCTGCATCGGAAAACTTCAGACTGGGAGCAACCCTTCGCACAAATGAACGGATTGCAGCAACAACCTTGTCTATCCATGTCGATTGCTCATTCTCCGAAACGTGCCTTGCAAGCCACTCATCAGCGGCTTGAATGCGCCCGTTTTGGTTGGACATATCGAAACCGTACTCTTTGCCTATTGCATCGGCTTCAGCCTTCTTGGCCGCATATACCTGCCTTAAAACCATCTTGAACTGAGGCCCCAATAGTTCCCTAAGCCCGTAATGACCGAAGGATTCGTGGAGCATGGTATTGACTGCGGACTTTTCCGAAGCAAGGTTGTCAGCTACGAGATAAACTGTTCCGTGGTAGAAGGTGCCGTCAACGATGTCATTTTCAGCGCCAATGGATTTAAGATGGTCGAGTATGTCTCCGGGCAGTTCGGATTGGGATTGAACCACTTCAACGGCCGGTGAATTTGCCCATGCTGATGTTATGCGGACTATTTTTATGGACAGGTCTTTGGCTTTTTGAGTGCCATGTTCTTGTGGATTTCGCCTGGAAAAAATAGGCTTATCAGAACTGCTCTTCAGAGACTTAGCGTCAACCACAATCCGCTTTCCACCAGGAAGCGTCACGCGGATCATGCCCTTCTTCTTGCCGCGCTTTATCTCCTGGGTTTCAACGTATGGGCGCCATTGGTTACCGGTCCATACGCGGCCAAGTGCTTTGGGCTTTTGGGGGGCCTCTTCTGGGTTCTGTTTGACAGTGCGACCCACAGCCCTTCTCTCTCCAATATCACGCCGTTCAGGAGTTCCCCTATCCTGTGACCGCCTCTCAACCATACCGACTTCACCTGGGGCCGCTGCTTGCTCTCTTCGGCCTGATTTTTGGACGCCGTTTATTGGCTTTCTGGATTGTTCAACTTCGGGGAGTGTTCGCTTTTCCTGAACGGATGCCGGTTGCTGAACGGGGCTTTCCCATTTGATGCCGCGTTTTTCTAATACCCTGCGGGCGGACATGGTCGCTTCATTGTCTTCGTGGCCTTGAGCGGTTCTGATAAGCTGCTCAGTTCTGGTGGGCGCTCTTAGTTCGCCAGATGCTATCTTGTCGGCGTAGTCCTTTCGGGCCGCATCTCGTTTTGTAATAAGTTCACGGTCTTTAGCAGCTTGTGCGTCTACGGTTTTAGCCCATTGCTTATCTGACTTGCCGCCTCTGTTTTTGTGTAGGGCAGATTCACCGATGTCTTGCCGCGAAAGCCCGACGCTGGAAAGGTATTCTTCCTCTGTCATGGCTTGCGGGGCTTCCTGCCTTTCCTTACCGCTCGGATCGGTTAAGGTTGGGGGCGTTGCCTTAACTTGGAGGTCTGGATATGCCGATAGCACCGAAGCGGGAACGGGCTTTCCATCAGACACCGCTGTCTTCACGGCCTCTCGGTGAGATTGCCTTAAATACCCGTCTAGGGTATCATCACTTCTTGCTGCCATCTGCTCGGCTGAAATTGCCCATACAGGAACAGCATTAGGGGCAACCTGCCTGCCTTCAATAAAGGCTTTTTCTGTAACGTCGTACCACTCGTCTTCGAGCCTTTTCCGCACCGAGTCCCTGTGTTTTCTGACGTACTCTCGGGGGGCTTGCCTTCCTATCCCTTTCTCCGCTTCTGTTTCAAACCTGCTTTCGACGTATTCCTGTTGGCTTTGTTCCCACGGTTCTTTAGTGGCTGGAGCCGCCATCTCTGACGGCTCCATTGCTGTAACTTTCCTTCCTACCTTAGCACCATATTCTGTCATCTGTTCGGGAGTACGCTTATCCCTAACCAATGGATGCGTTCCAGCCGCAGCCTCCAAGGCCTCACGGTAAAGCTGCCCACGATAGGCGTTCTGTGTCCGTTCGTCGCTGAAGTCTTTGGCGGCTTTCAATTCTGCTTCGCGGGCCTGAGTTTCTGATCTAAGCCGTTCAATCTCCTTAATCTGTTCATGTGTCGCGTTCTTTCCGAAATCAACGGCTTCGTTGGTGTTTTTAAAGTCCGGGATTCTTTCCGTTACTGTTTCTGCGGGTGGCAGATTAAATTTTTGGATGCCTTCCCCAGCGGCAACCAAGGGGGAGTCAAGTTGCGCCGGGGAAGGTTGCTGCGCTTCCTGTGGGGAGGAGGGCACAGGGGCGGCAGCAATATTTTTACCCCGGCCAGCGCCAGACGGTTTCTCGGCTTCTGGGCGCGGGGTCTCTTGGGCACGTTTCTTGATTTCGTTGGCTATGGCTTGCCTGGCCGATGGATCTTCTGAACTCGCCAGAACATCAACTAAAATAGAAACCTCTTGAGCCCTTGCTTTTCGTTGAGCGGCCTCATCAGCCAACTGCTTGCGGGCCATCTCATTACGTGAAATCTCGTTTTCAGCATCGATGTTTGTGCGGTCAATGGCTTGCTGGTTCTGTTTCTGACGTTGAACAATAGGCTCTTCGGTCAATCCCTCTCTCTCAAAAACTTCATACGATTGCTCGGCAGGTGCCATTGGCGCTTGGCTTAATATATCGGCAGATTCTTTGGCTGTTGAAGGCCGCCCGGTTTTTCCAAAGCTTCCTTGCTGATACTCTTCTTCAATCTCGTCAAAAACTGTCTTTGGTTGATACTGCGCTATCGCCTCGTCAATTCCTGATCGCATAGCGGGAGGAACACGATCCCGCATGGCCTTTAGCTGGTCTGCGGTTACGGCTCCGGATTGGAGATCGGCAATGAATGGATTTGGTTGGGCGTCTTGCTTTTCGTCTTGAACAACCTCCCCACGCCCTGAAATGGCACCGGCTGCACCAGGGATTAACGCCATGGGAGCGGCTATAGACGCTTCGTACAATCCTTCCTTGGCGGTTTGCGGAAGCTGCTTTATGTACTGTGCGCTTTTTTCGAGGAGGGTCTTATCAGGGTTCGGCGCAAAGATGTTTACAAATTCATCGGGAAACTTCTGAAAAAATTCTGTAAACGCTTCTGCACCTGCCGCCTTTAATGCCGTAAATATGGGCTTGCCAAACGACGATAGCGCCTTGCTTATACCAATTTGTTCAAGCGGTGCTTGCATTGAAGCGTTGGCAAGACCCCATATAGCAGCTTCTTTTTCAGGAACGCCCTTTTCGATTAGATCGTTATACGTTCCGCCTGCAATCTGTAACCCCATTCCGGTAACACCGGCCACAGGCGATGCCATAGAGGTAACGATTTGACCGCCGAACTGAGGTACGGCGCGAGCAAAAGATTCGCCCCAATTCTTGGGCTGCATGGATTTATCGGGAGCTATAGACGGACTCTTGGCTACCGTCGAGGCGGCTTGCGCCATCTGATCGTTATATTCTGGACCGAACGTATCGATGCCTGGTTGAATTTGAGGCTTTAGAAAACCTGATTTGTAACCAGCCGCAATGCCGCCCATAGTGCTTCTGGCAACGTCTTTTGCACCTTCAATAAACTGTTTAGGTCTGATGATAGGTTCGCCGGATGGCTCAAACGGTTCTCCGCCGTGCATGTCGCCCGGTGTTAAATAGTCCATTTTTGGTTGTTTCAACTGTGCCTGAAATTCAGACTCAAGGTCATCTAAAACAGAAACTCCCCTGCGAGGATTCAACGATTGCTGAAATTCATTTTCAAGATCTTCAATAACACCCATTTACTGAATCCCCGCTTGTTTGGCGGCATCTTCTTTGCTCAAGCCCTCTTGTCTAAGTTTGAAATATTGGGCTTTTTGTTCTGGAGTTACGGAACCTTGTTGTGTAGGCGCTCCACCCGGTTGACCCTGCGTTTCAGTCCCAGCCTTATTGCCCTGTGAGCTTTGCTGACGAAGATATTTTGCAAGCTGTTGGGCTTTGGTTGCCATCTCCTCGCTGGATTTTCCAAACATCGTAACATCGTTCTGAAGCATCTGAGCCGCCGGCCTCAAGAACGGATCTACATCCACACCGATAAGGCGTTCCTGTTCAGGAGTAGCCTTGCCCTGCATGAATGCATTCCAGGATTCAAGTTTCATCTGCTTAAGTCCGTCGCCTTGTGAACCTGCTCGCATTCCGGCGATCTTCTCGGCAGAGACCCTGTTAAGACCCGCAACCTTTTCTCGTGATGTCCGGTCGAGAGATTTTTCCTTTGAGTCCTGGGACTGCTTCCTCATGGTCTGATAGGCTTCGAAAGCTTTTCTGCGAGTTGTCGGAACGTTCAGAATGTCTTCAGGTACAGTTGACATCAACTTCTTTTTGGCCGCGTCGTCAAGCTTTGACGTGCTGATTGCAATTCCGAAGGTAACCGGCTCGTCCAAATGTTGCTCGCGTTTTTCCTTAGCGAGAGCTGCCTCTTGTTGGCTTGCGCGGCTCTGAAGTTCTAGGTCGGTTCGAGCACCTGCCAGACTAAGCCCCTGCATGGCTTCTTCATGGCGCTGCTTATCCAGAGACAAACCTCTAACCCTGTCCGAAAGTGAATTGATTGCGTTTGGAACCAGAGCGTAATCAGGCATTTTGTACCTCCGGCGTTTCGGTCCTACTATAACACGGATATAATTCCGGCGCATACTGTTTTATAAGCGCCAGGTATTTTTCTTCATAAATCTTGTGCGCTTCCTCAAAGTCTCCAGACTCCATGTGCTCCATTATCGGGGCGATGGTGTTCTGCTTAAAGTCATTGTAGAAGTTGACAAGATCAACGTTTAAACGCTCTTTTATCGCCTTGACCAATTTAGGAGCGTTCACAAAATAATGCATAGCTATTCTATGGTGATTCTTTTTCGAATAGTGCTTCAAGGCTTCAAGTTTTTCCATTATCAGGTCTTCGATGCCTACGATTTTTCCGGTTTCGGTGCAAAGCCAAGAAACGTCATCTATCACATCACTAAAAAGGTTTGCCCCGGCACTGATCGGGTCTATCAAACCGCCAATGACATCGGCGGTTCTGTCATCTGCTCCGGTAAAGTCCTTTATGCCTTCATGTAGAAAATCGTATCCGGCAACCCCAATTGGATTAGCCCATTGATTAACCATGGCCGGCCCCTCTGCGGTCATATCTCCCCAATCTCCGCGAAGTACGGCAGAGTCAAAGCGCTCTCCAGCGGTCGGACGATCAAAGCTTTGTTCTGCCCAACCCATCCACGGTTCCGTAAAGAAGCGCGGCTCCCAATTGCCCTCATCGTTTGTGCTGAAAACATCACCAGTCTTGATCCCTTTATATTCCCTATCCGTATCTTTTGATAGGGCGTGCTGTCCTGCGATTATAGCTCCAATAGCCGCCGTTGTGCCCAGGGCGCCACCAGCTCCAGCGGTGGCCCCGGCTTCGGCGCCACCTGTCGCGCCAACAGAGGAAGCCGCACCTGCCCCACCAGTTCCAACAAGGGCCGATTCTGCCGCCGCTGGCGCCACTGTGGTTGCGGCGGGAGCAGCGGAAGCAGCAGCCCCTTCAGAAAAAAGTCCAGCCACAGAACCTACCCCGGACTTAATATAAGGTGCCGACTGAATGGCCAAGCCAGCCGATGAAACACCTGTCGCAAGGGCTGCTTGCTTTTGAGCCTCTGCGCCCTGCTCTTGCTGGAGTTTAAGCGTTTCTCCATATTGCTGCTTTTGAGTATCCAGGTTCTCTTGGAACTGTGATTGATTTTGGGTAAGTTCTTTTTCGTACAGCTCTTTTTGCTGGTCCATCCGCTTTTGCTCAAGATCCCGAGAAAGCTTACTGTAATAAGCCTCTCTTGCAGTGGGAGCTTCGGCGCGGATAATATCGCTGTATCTGGGAGATCCTACCTTGCGACCGGTCAACGAATAGAAGGGGTCCATTTTTTACTCCACTCTTAGAAGTTTAACCCATTCGGCCCAGCGCTGTTCTTCAGCGGTTCCGGCGTCCTGGTATTTTTTTATAATCTGATCCATCGCCGCCTTGCGGTCATCTAAGCGATTCATTTCTTTGTAGGTTCCGAGTCCTTGCAGTCCTAACCCGGCCACGGAAAGACCGGTAGCCCAATTGCCAGCGCGTTTGTTGTGCGCCATCTCTTCGCCGGCCATATCCATGCTGTCAGAAAAGCGCTGCTTGTCGAAATCCAGGCTCTTTTGGAATCGATCAGATTGAGCCGATAATGATTTTTCGGCCATCTCCTTGTTTTGGGCGAGTCCCTTTTCAGCCAGGCCAAGACGGCCTTGTGCATTTTCAGCTCTTTTTTGCACGGCGTAATCTCGCGCAGATGATTCGGTGATGGCATCTTGGGCAGAAGTGTCAACGGCCGGTCCTGCCTGTCTTCCAAGGCCCATTAAAAGCCTATCAGTTAATTGTGGCGTCCATCTAATCATGCTTAATCCTCTCTGATCATGCGGGCTTTATACCCCCATACCAGCGGCTCCCATTTTTCCGATGACGTGGAAGCCGCAAAATCTACCTGATACAGATACCCCATAATGCCCATGGACTTTTCACCGGCCTCATTCCTGGAAACTGCTCCTGAAGCTGCGTTAAGCGGTATCGTCAGGGTCTTGCTCGATAAAGTACCATCGACATAAGCCGATACAGTCACATCTCTGTCTTCAGTGATTTTAGAAGACATGAGTTTAATGTCCCTAAGTTCTGCCTGAGTCCAAAAACCGATTTCATCCGCAACAGGTGGAGAAAATAGCCCGGTCTTAATTTCCTGGGATATGGCCGTTCCGTTCCATGTAGCGCCGTAGTCAAGGCGCATCAGATGCCCTGAAGCAAGATGCCCGTAATTGTAGCGAACACCGTCAGAATCCTTAACCGGAACAGTGTAAACCGGATATTCAGAAGGAGCCTTGCGATACCAGCGCCGGCCTTTCAAATCACACACCAACCATGTGTTATTAGCTGCCGCCGCTGCTCCTGAAGGAATCAAAAGATTGTATTCATGATGGATATGGTCGTAATAGGCCGTAGCAAGGCTGATATTGGAAGTATTTATGTATTCTGTCTTGGTGGTGTCAAAATAGTTCTCAATGCCAGGCATCGGTGTTAAAATCGCGCCGTCGAATAACACAGGTCCGGAAGAGTCGAGCCAAATAAGGGCATTTCTTTTCGCTTCTTCAGCTACTTCGAAGCCAATTTCTGCTGAAACCATCGTCATGGGAGCCGGGCACCCGATATTGGTTGAGATAGTCCTCTTTACGAACGGCTCGTTAAAGTCAAAATAGGGTTGCGCACCGGTCAAAAGGTATGTTTCGCCGGTTTTGCACACTATCCAAGATTCAATAATGTTGGAGCCGTATCGGTTGAATAGGCTGGAAGTCGCCGTGATCTTGTTTTCGTCACCGAAGAATAGAGAAAGGCGCCCGCCGTCCGATGTATTGACCCCATTATAGACCCAAGGGGCATCCGGCAGGCTGTAGTCAACTCGGTTATCTTTTATAAGCATGGCGCGGCCGGAGTAGAAGCCCACCTTATCATATCCCGTCATCTTCAGGGGCGCGGCGATACCGGTAAGTAAATCTATACTTGTGCCATCGTGGGCGGTGCCATCCGTCAACGTGCCGCTGAGGTTTATTCGGTAAACATATCCAAGCTTGCCGAACTTTTCAACGGGCTGCTCAAGGTTGAGTGGCAGCGGAGACCAACTGATAGACCCTGTTTGCGCAAACGAAGTAACGAAGGCCGGGGCAGTCTTGTCTTGCAACGTGCCGACAGTCGTATAATCCGAGCCATCCCAATAGTCGATTGAGGAAATTGCCGCAGCAGCGGCATTGACCTTGGCGCCCAGCATGGTTACAAAGATACCCATAACTGGATCATCGAACATAATGAAGATTTTGTCCGTGGCCGTCAGCCCTCCGATAGTAGCCGCAAAGGGTGCGTCAACGGTGGATTTCTCATTTACCTGGTAGGTATAATCCTCATATTTTGAAGATCGTAACGCCTGAAATGCCGTGCATGTGCGTTCGGATGCGTTCCATACATCCTTGACAGTTTGCAACGGCGCACCGCATGTAACCTTGTATATGTTGGCTGTCCCGGTAGATAGATGAAATCTGTACCAATATAGTACAACTCCGTTTAAATATCTTAGCTTTGCCAGATTGGCGGCATCTGTGAATGAAATAGTGCCGGTCTGGTTTAGCGGGACAGCGCCCACCCTGGTTCCGTCCGTAAACGTCATGTCGCTCCATGACCCACCAGACCAAACCGATCCAGATAAAGTCGCAGAAACAGTATTCGGGTTAGAAATATAAAGCTTGATGGCGTTCAGTTGCAGAGGAGAACCGACATAGAAATACTGCTGTTGAGCAACGACCGTAAGGGAGTAAGGAGCTACCGGCGGAGTGAAATCCGAAACAAAACGTGCCAACCCTTTAGTGACGCGGTATTCGTCCAGATAGGTCGGGTTTACCGTCAACCCTACTGTGTTCTGTCCAGCTATAATCAATGGGGTAGAAAGATTTGGCATCGTGATGTTGGCCGTAGCTATAGCGATCGCCACTCCATCGGATACAAGGGCGAAGTCGTTTGCGTTTCCGCCCCACCCTCTCACCACCGCGAAATGATGCCATGCATCGGCGCCCAAAACTGAGGCCGAAGGAGAAGTCAGGCTCACCAGTTCGACTCCGCCAGACACTACCCTGAAGGAAACTTCGATAGAATCAGAAGAAAATCTATACGCGGTAAAACTTATTGTGTTGTCACCGTCTACATATTGGCGATAGATGAAACGCGCTCGGGCGGCGACGAAACTTGGGAACCTGCACCATGTCTCTATGGTAAACGGACTGGTCCCGAAGTCCCAATCGCTTGAATCCGGCGTTGTCAAATAATCCTGGTCTGGATCGAAGTATCCGCTTTTACCAAAAACACCATCGTCAGCCTCAACATGCGCACCCCCAACAGCCGTTACCGTGTGTAAGCCAGCCGTGTCCGTAAAAGTGGTAGAGCCATCAACCCCATTCATGTGCAGCAACAGCTTCGTATAGGTGTCCGTCGTACCTCCGGCCAACGTAATGTATTCGGAGGATAAATCGTTATCTACCAGATTTGTTCCATCAACGATATCTCCCTCGTCAGGTGGCACAAAAGCGTTGGATGAAGTGAAAAACGATGCAACTCGTAACTCATCTCCGCCATAAATCAACGTGGCGTTATCATCGGCATATAACATCGTGCCGGCAGGCCCGGCAGAAAATGACCCCTGACCGCTGGCCATGAAAACGTTATTCAGCGTGTTGCTGCTCAGTGCGGTTGTAGAAAAATTGCCCTGCTGAGGTACTGCGGACGTGTTTTCATAAAGGAGATACGAGGAGCCGTTATAGGCCTTGGTGATGAAATGGGTTTCATCGTCCTTGCGAAACTGGAACCCATTAATGATGGTGCCAGAGATCGGGGTAGTGGTAATAGCCGAATATCCCTCGACGGTTTCAAGTCCCGTATCGTTGTATCTCAAGTTGTTTAGAACGGTATAGTTTTTTGCTCCAACATGAACAGGATTGATGGCAGGAAGCCATTGACCCATGAAAGGTAATTGGAATATCTTATCGGCGGTATCCCAGGATATCGATAAAAGGGCAACGGTCACCAAGATTACCGCTACCGCAAATTTTTTGCCGTGTTTGCGCATTATTTCTGCTGGTCCTTTACCTGAAGGTCTTGTCGGTAAAAGCCTATTTCCTGGTTATACTTTCCCATCATGGATTCGTGCATGGCCGTGTTCTTGTCCTTTAGAGCCATGCGCGATAAAATGTAGTACTTTAGAGCCACGTCATATATTGCCGGAGTTGAAATAGTTCCTGAAGACACTATCGGTACGGGCCATTTCACAAGATAAAGCGTGACCGTCTGAGTCGTAACAGAAGAAAGAGATGGATAAATGCCTATTTTCCCTGCAAATTCGTACCAAAACGCCGGGGCGTCCGTGTCTGATTCTTCCGTGTTTAATCCGATCTCCGCAGGGCTTCCTTTTTTAAGGGCAAATTTGTTTGTGCCGTTATAGTACTGCACGGCTACAACTTCGACATAGTTTGAAGTAATCGAGTATTCTACCGTGTTGGCTACAAGAGATATGCTTTCGGTTGCTTCGTAGCAATGCGATTTGTTTACCAGGTCGACAATGCCGTCATTGAGGAACTGGAGCATTTCCGCATCGGTGAAATAGACTGAAGTAGTATCGTTGTAATCGGCTCGTACTTGGGCGATCATGGACGAACCGGTTGTACTAGAAACCTGCTGAGAGCCGGCCATGCAAACCGAAAATAACGAAAAAACCGCCACGATAGCCCAACATATCGATTTCATCAATCTGAGTCTCCCCATGCGTTCCGAATATATTGTGGCTCCGAAGACGCTTTTAACGAAAGCCCTATTTGAGCCGTGATCATATTGAGCATGCCCTCGTGGAAGCGCTTGCTTTCGATGATATCCCCAAAAGTGGGATCGTCCGACTTTGGGATTCTGATAAGGTCAAGAACGGCGAAAGATACCAGCCCTTCATGGTATTCAGCCGGAATATCGGTTATGGCTGATGGGGCCTTCTCGTAATCGATCATCACGTCATTGGTAAAATCGCGATCATCGACTATGATCTCATTGCCCCTTGGATACCATTTACGATCATTGTCCTGGCTTGCGTCGGGAAGGATAATCCGCTTGATCTCATCCGGCCACAAAGGTATTTTGAAGGCGTACCCTCCAGATGTCCAGGCTGAACTATAACCGGTTCCCTGAAGGGCGTAGGAGTCGGCGCTGATGTAGCTTATACGGAAGGTTCCATTAGCCTCTGTCGCCCCGCCAACATCGTGTTGCATAATCACATCTCCGTCAGCGAAGCCGTGGTCTGTTACGCTCATGATGACCAAACCACCGCCGCCGAACGTGATGGGCAGAACATATGGGAATGTGCCGGCTGTAATACCGCTTACCGCTTTGGCTGTTGTGCCAAGATCCCACAGCTTTTCAACCCGAATGCAATCCGAAGGCTTTGTGAAGGCATGAGTTTCGGATTGCAACGATTTTCTAACGAGAAAATAGCTCGGGTCGGTCTGCTTGATCTTGATTCCCATGACAGTGACACCCCTGAGCAAAACCGCAGAGATGTCACTGCTGGAAAGGCGCGGGTTTCTACAACCGCGTTGCACGCTCGCTATCATTTCGGCCTCAAGCATTGGGGCCTCCTAATATCCGATGATGCGCACCTTAACGCTTGTCATGTTTGAAAGATTGCTCGCGTTCGCGGCCTCAAGCTGTACAATGCCGGGGATTTCGTAGGGCTGGCCGGCAATATAGCTCAATTTGACATGATCACTATCGGCGTGGTTACTTCCGAAAGTCAATGTGTTGGCCGTGTTGTTGATCGTCGTTGGCTGCGCAAGAGTAGCTGTAGTGCCTACCGCTCCAGCCGAGCGTATAAGGTTGGCGAACTTGGTAGTTGGCCCGGCAAGATCACCGCAGGTCCCGTAAAGCAGCATGTTCGATCCTGCCGCAATACCAGAGGAGGCCGTCACAATATCAGATGACGGCGTAAGGTCATCCTCTTCGATGAAGCGGTAATTCAGGAATCCGGACCCTGGGTTTTTGATGTAGCTGATATAGACGCTATCGGTTGCCGCATCCAGGGTATCAGTCTGAAGCACGCTTAGGCTGGTGGTAGAACTTCCAGAATCGGTAAAATCGATGGTGGCTTCAGCCGTGGCGGCAGTCTCGGACTTATAAAGCGCCTTCATGGGTTTGTAGGTGCCGTTATCATTCCAAAGCACGGATTGAATCGCAACGGCATACTCGCCAAGGCTAATTACGTCCGGGGTTCCTGCGGTAAAAGCCAGAGATGCGTGCCCCTGGACCCTTGCACCCGCAGTGACGATGGCAAGAACGTAGTTATCAAAAACTTCTTTCCATGCCTGAGTCACATAGGTCACGTTGCAGGCCGTAACAGAATCGCCGGCAAGGAAGGTCAGTGTGTTGCGGGTGCCCCAAACAGGCTCAGACACGGAGACCGACCCTGTAACAGGAGTAAGCCCTCCAGGAATGACCTTATACGATGCATTTCCTGCGCTGACATACATGATATAGGCAGCCGGGTATTTGAGTGTGCCAACGTTCGTAGACACCGTTACGGGCTCTTCAAACACGATGGGCGGAGCGTCAGTGAACGCCTTTAGCTTTTTGTTGGTGTAATCGTACTCGAAATTGACCCCGCCAGTTGATTGGGCATCCACCGTATCGATGTTGGTGAATCCCAGAGTCGCATAATCCAGGCTCTCACCGCCATAGGCATACGATGAATCCCAGGCGATAGTGCATGTGAGCATGCGGCGTGCGCCGAGGTTAGTGAATTTTTTGTTGCTTACCGTCAATGCGGCGGAGGCCGGGATAGACCAGGCCACAATCATGATGAGGGCAAGCATAAAGCGAATATGCTTCATTTCTCAATCTCCTTGGTGAAAAGGCCCGGTATTCCCGGGCCTTACGTGTTAGGATGCTCCGAACAGGTCATCGACAACGAAAGTAATGGTCATCTTGCCGTTACCGGCGCCCGCCATAGCTGCAACAATGGGAGCTGTTGGACCGACCAGAACCTTTCCGAGTGTCGTTGCGTTAACCACCAGATTATCGATATCACCCTCAACGGCATCGACGGCGACCGTAATGGTGCCAATCGTGCTGGTGCCATTGGTCAGGGTGATAACCTTTTCAGCCGTCGCAACGTCCTGAAGGTCCACTACGCAATTGGCATGCGTCACGCGACCGGGAATCGGGACGGGGATTCTGTATGTATCGGCTGCGCCCCCGATATGATAAGTCAGTGTATACATTGGTATCTCCTTGCTGCCCGTACCGGGCACTTAAAAGTTATACAGTTACGTTGGTCATCTGGCCGCAAGATCTTCGCTCACCGGTACCGATGGCCCCGCCCCACATAACACTACAGGTTTTCACCTGTGGCTGGTTGTGCGGGCTGACCCACTCCGGCTTGGTGAAATTGTACTCTTTGTGGGGATGCATCTTGAAGTGCTTCAAGTTGAAGCCGTTGACATAGTTCGCGGTGCATTTATCTTCGGCAACAACTGGGCAGTTCTCACGGAAGTTGACGTGCTCGAAACCAGCCTTGGCCAGTTTAGCGTCATAGTGTCTCTGCTGGGGCTGAATCTGGGCCTCGAAGGCGTCCTTGAGCTTCGGAGTAGTGACAATCAGATCGATGATCTGTTTGCCGTTGTCCGATCCAACGCGGGTTGCGCGAGAAAGCAACTGAAGAGTAGAAAAGCCCATCGTCAAAGCGTCTGAACTGGTGAAAGGAGCCCAAATGTTCTGGGAAGCCTCGGTGCCGGCATTCGTGAAGGTGCCGAGATCAGCGGCGGCAATACGGCCATAAGACGATGAGGCCGCGAACATATCAGGGATTCCATAGAACGGGATTGATCCGGCCGTATTGAGAACGTAGGTAGCGTAGGCGGTCCACAGAGAATCGCCCATGTAGTCCTTGATCGAAGACTGCATGTTGTCCAGCTTGGTCATCAGCAGATTGACCGCGTTCTCACCGCCGGAAACCTTCACGTCATCGGTGATGTCCCATGTGGTATTGCCATAGAAATACGCCCAATCGAACTGAGCGGCGTTTGCGATGGCCTTTTTGGTGGTGTTGAAGATCGTGGTAGGCCCGAATGACCCGCCGTTGGATCTTGCGTAGATCAGGGGATAGCGGACATATTCACCGCTTCCAACGGGCTCCGCGCCTTCAATGAGTTTGTAATAAAGGATGTTGCCCATAATCCAGTTATTGGCGACGCTGGGAATCCAGACATCATCCGTGAGCGCTTGCTGCTCGCTAAGTGCCAGTGTCATGATTATCTCCTACTAGCCGCCTGTCGTTCTGATCTTTTGCAGGTATTCCGAAGCGGCCTGCCGGCGTTGAGAGGGATTGGTCAAATCGAAGTTCCCCTTCGTCTGAGTAAATTGACCTCCACCGCCAACCAGAACCTTCGAGGCAGCCGATGTTGATTTTGATAGTTGTAGGCCTTTGTCAAGGCCCGCCTTTTCCGCTGCGGCGACCTTATCGGCCGCCTCCTTTTTGATCCGTTCGTTCTCTGCCCTGGTCGTTTCGAGCTGGTACATTGTCCAGGCGTGTTCTCCGCCCGTTCTGCTGCCATCGGCATTGATTGTCAGCCATTTGTCCAGCTTTCCAGAATCATGGGCCTCCTTGTAGCCAGGATTTTCAGACATGAACTTTGCGACGTATCTTTCCGTCTCTGTCTGCTGCCGAATCTTTCCTACTTCCTGGTTCAGGAGTTGATTGAACTCGTTGCGCATCTTTGCGGATATCTGCTGTTGATTGAGACGTGAAACCATTGAAAGGGCTTCTGCCTCATCGATCTTGCCTTCTCTCAGAGAGGTTTGGATTTGTTCCATGGATGGACCCTGCGGTTCGGCTGGTCGTGCCGAACGGAATCCTTCCATTTGACCAGAGAGATGGGCGATCTTTTCGTTCAACTGCGATATCAGGCCTGAATTGGTACTTTTGATCCGCTCAAGGTCCGTCACCTGCTTTTGCAGCGAACCGAGCTGATTGGTAGCCTGCTGATGGGCTGTAACGAGTTCCTCAGGGGTTTTGTAGCCAGCATAATCAGAGGGTGGCGCGCCCTCTTGCCCGCTGGTACTTTGGTTTGTGGTTTGCGCGCCTTCCGATGCTCCTGTATTAAGGTCGGCTCCGGTGTTTTCCATGACTGTTTCCTTTCTTCCAGTTCCGCTTATGCGGCTCGGCTGGATACCTCAATTCTCCGCAGTTTGCGGAGGTATTCGTTACCAGCTCGATTCCGTTTTTCTTTCAAAACGGTCGGATCGGGCTTGGCATAAAGAGCGTCGCCATAGCTTGAAGGCAACGCGGGGTGACTTTCTTTCGGTCTAACATTCGGGTGCGCTTCATAATAGGAGCGAAGATCCTGGACGGTATGAAGTTTATCGTTTGGTCTATCGGTATTAGTTAGGAATTTTGCTGCATCCCTGACCCAAGGAACACTATCTCCGGTTCGAACTATACCGCCATGCCCTAAAACGATAACCTTTTTGGACTCATGACCGCATTCAGGGCAATCATGGGCTTTATCACAGTCCTCGACCGTGTTGACGGCATCGAATACATTCCCGCAACCAAGGCATTCATAGTCGTAAAGCGGCATATCGTTCTCCAAATAAAAAAACCCGGCAGGCTATTACCTGTCGGGTTTCCAAGACCCTTTTAAGGGTTGGGTTAAGGCCCTAAAATATGGTCTATGAAGCTACATTACCTTCTCCTTGAACAAAACGGACGTTATCCCGCCCTGAGAAATATTGATTTCTAAGCACCCTGTTCTCTTACATAACATTAGTTGCTTTATGAAATCAATCAATTTCTGCAATTTTTCTAAAACCATTTAGTTCCTGCCAACCTTAGGAAGCGTTATGATCCGTTTCTGGCTCTCTTCCTTATGCTTTGACTTGAGCCTTCCAAGCATCGTACTCATGGCCTGAGTCATGATGTCAGTAAACAACATTGGATTGTCAAGAGGTCCATTGACCTTCAATTTGCCGTCTTCAAGAACCTCGATGACTATTCTGGCAACAACCTTTTCTTCCTGCAAATTTGACATATTATCCCTCCCCTATTTCAGACATACCCTGTTTTGCCGCGTTTATCCCCTCCGAATACCCGCCGGCCTTGTCTTCCGCTGTTTTCATGGTGGTCCCGCCAACATTCTTGACACCATACTGTTGCTGCATGGCGACCTGGTAGAGTTGTGCAAGGATCTCTGGAGGTACTCCGGCCTGTGCCAGGATCTTAAGCGCTCCAGGCAGTGAATTTTGCTCTGTAATCCTCTCAACAATCAGCTTGCTGTTCGGGATTTCAAGGAACGTGAGCAGGCTTTCAAGGTCCATCGCCCCAAGTTTGAACAATTCAACGTATTGCTGGCGCCTTCCAGCCTTTGTGATCGGCGCCGAACTTCCGCTCTCCACGATGTAGTTGAAATTCGTGAATAGATCAGTTCCACGGAATAGTACCGGTTGGCCCTCGACCATGACTTGGCGGGAATCAAAATCGAAATTCATATGGAAATGCATCATGGCCTTACCCCGCCACCCTATCAGAGCGTCTATTTGCTGTATTTGAGGAGTTGTAAGGGTTGATGCTTTATCCTGCAAAGCAACGATGGCTGCTGCTGCGGATATGCCTGTAGGGCGTTGCCCCTGCATAACCGCTGGAGTCTGAGAAATATCCTCTATTGAATTAGAAATATACATCATGGCTTCAAGATATTCAGATGGAGGAGAAGGCGGATCAACGTATCTGATAAGATTAGATGTCGCAACAGTCGGATTGATAACAAGGCCGGCGTCGTTGCTGAACTCTGAATTTTGTACTCCAGACCCTTCAGTGTTGACCAGAATAGGGAACATCTGCCGCTCAAGGGCTATCAGATACTTTGTAAGCATCATCTCATGCTTGCCCTGAAGCTCCTCGATCTGCTCTTTTGTGGAAAAACCCCACCATTGAGAAGTGTCAATTCGTGATGGATTTGCGCTATACGGGAACTGCCCCCACAGTGGGAATGACAGCCTGGCCCTGGCCATAACGAGGGCTTGGGCCTGCTCCTGAGTTACCGGAACAAGCTGCATAGCTGGCTTTCCAGTTATCGGGTCAACAACCGGATTACCGGACGGATCGACGGCCGGTTGCGGCAAGCCCTGCTCTACAAGGGATTGAATCCTCATCTCAAGCAGTTTCCAGTTGATATTCGGGTTGATCGAGTCGTCTAGGACTCCCTTGATTTTTTCGTCATTGAGCAGTGCCGGGCATATCGTGATCTTTCGAATACCATCTGGGTAGGCGGCGTATTCGTTTACCTCTCCGGTCTGGTATTCCTCCTGCTGCTGAAGTCCGTCTTCTCCCATGATTGGTCTGCCCATGGGGTCTATTGCTGGCCGGCTCGCCATTACGGGCTCTTTGACTATAGTGTTATCCCGAATCCATATCTCAACCACCATGGTCTTTTGTTTAAGGTTTTCATCACTCTGCGGACCCGCCACGGCAGAATAGTTGGTTGGGTAATTTCTGAGAGTATCGGAATCCTGCTTTCCTCCACGGGTTGTCTGTCTGATGGTGCCGGCAAGCTGCTCATCGGCGTCCGGTGGGATGTGGGTCTCTTCTGGAAGTCCGAACATCTGCTTGATCTGCCATGGATGCATGAAATCTACGTCGCACACGTATGGAATATCAAGGTCGCATAGCGTATAACCTGGAGCTGGGAAAAAGTTGAACACGTCCCTGACAATAATCCGGCATCGCTTAGAAAGCTCAGACCATGCGGCCTTTTCGATTGTCGTTCCGTAAATCTGCATATTCTGAGTGCTGGCCCGAAGCAGGAATTGCTGTTTCGAGTTTTTCCACCAAGTTTTCGCGTCAGAATCAAAAGCCTGCGTCATGATAGGATCGTCGGCATTGTCGGCAGTCAGTTCCGCAATGGGTATCTTCTCCGTCATCATCGCGCAATATATCTCTACCTGCTTGAAGATGTAATTGACGCCTATCCTTGGATAGGTCCTGCGCTTCCTTCGTCCCCTATATTGGGCGTGAAGGTCTATCCAGCGCTGGTGAAGCCCGAGCTTTTCGATCTTTTCCTTACGGGCCGGTTCCCAAATCTTTTCATTGAAGAATTTACCAATATGCGGAGATCCAGCCGGAGGAAGATTTGATTCGTTGAACTGGCTGATTGACTCGTTATCTATGGTGGTCTCAATCATAGGGCCTCTACATTTGAAGTCATTCGATCAACTTCAATCATTTCGATGATCGTAAATGGAACGAAAACGTGCTCTATGCCCTCTTTTACTATTTTTGCTGAATAAAAACTAAGCAGCGGCCTAAGTAAATATTCTATATACTCAAAAAACTCAACGCTTGCAGACTTTATTTTTTTGAACTCATTATCCCCAATAGGCCTAACATCACCACAGTAAAAAATAAACCATCGGCTTGGATTTATAGAAGCTTCAAACCCCATATAGGTTACCCCTTTTTAGAGCAATTCCGAACATGCTTTTCGTACCACGGTGCTCCGGACTCGCTATGGTAGTCTCTATCATAGAGCCTCTACGATTCGTTTAATTGTTGTCATATCTATCTTCATAGAGATCCTCGAATGAATTATCAATCTCCGTGTGCTCTCTGGATTCTCGATTTGAATTGGCCAGATCCGCATCAATCATGTCTACAATCGTGAATGGAACAAAAACGTGATCTACCCCTTCTCTCAATATTTCTGCTGAATGAAATCTGAGCATTGGAGTAAGTAAGTATTGTATATAATCAAAAAATTCATCACTTGCAGCCCTTATTTTTGAAAACTCATTATCCTCCACAGGCCTCACATCGCCACAATAAAAAATAAACCATGATTTTGGATTGATCGATTGTACCATATAGGTTACCCCTTTTTAGAGCAATTCCGAACATGCTTTTCGTACCACGGCATGCCGGACTCGCTATTTACGTAGCGCTTGCCGCACTTTTCACACACCAGCCATGCCGATGCGTCCGTATCGTTCTTTGCAGGCTCATAATCTGGAGGATCTTCGGGACGGCCTGAACCTTGCTCATCTGAAATGGGCGCATTGTCTGGAAATGTCGACTTAGCCATTACGTCTATCCATGAATCTATGATCATTTTATTTTTCTTGGCGATCAAATCCATAAACTTTTCATCTGGTCCGTCTTGCTGATCAAATTCATCTATAATCGATTGACGCTCTTTCCGTGCAATCTCAACGCGGTCAATTATGACCTCTTTGGAATCCACAATGCGCATCACACTACCAGGCATGATATGGCCAGGGGGCGCGATGATAGAGATCGACTTGTCAATGGTTTTCTGGCCGGGCACCACAACGCCATGCTCTGTCAACAACCTGCCTGCCTGAATGAATTGTCCCTCGCATCGTGGGCACATCAAATTGGCGTCCTTGATTCCTGACTGTTGGCGCCATATCGATGCGCGCCAGGCGTCCTTGTGGACCGGTGAGAACATCGCTCCGGTATAAGGCCCACCCATCACGAATGCATCGGCCGTGTTGAGGATATGATCTTTGCAACTAAGGCAATATATTCTCATTTCTTACCTCCTGTGATCCCCTTAAGTATCGATATAGCTTCTTCGGGTTCTTTTGCAAGCCCACCAAGGATACTGCCATCCAATTTCTGGCCTCGAAGTCTTGCCGCTGCCGGGCTTAGTTCCTCTTCAAACCCATCATCTGAAAACTCGCTTAGGCTGTCCGGAAGGTATCGGGCTGGTTTGCCGCTGCTCTTTTCCCGATTCCTTACAGGGCTGAAAAACTGACTCGGCATGGTGATCGTCCTTGCCCTGAACACCAGCCACCCGCCCAACAGTGTAGCCAGCAAAACACCAGACATTCCCACGCCTACCGCTATTAAGATTTGCCACCACATAATCATTTCCTCCTATTAGCTAACTGTGTCTATATCATATTATGACTCAAAATCCATGTACGTTTTTCCGTCCGTCTTTAGTTTCGCCCATGGCGGGCGTTTGGTCTTGCCGCTGACGTATTGTACTATCCTATCGGCCTCAGAATGGAATGTGCTCGGTAGAATATTGATTTTAACGGGCCGCGCCATGACAATATGACAGGCCTCATCATAAATGTGGTCTTCCTGGTCAGTGTCTATATCCTCGGGGTTCATCTCATCCATGCACAGCGCCGGAATAGTCCGGATAAACGATTTGCACGTGCTGTAAACCTGAAGCATCGGGCGATCAGCTATTTTGCCTGTAATCTCATCACGCTTGTAGGCCATACGTTCTCTGAACTGTCTGATTTTTAATGAGCGCGACGGGTCTCCTGGAGACAGATAGATGTCATGGGCGGAAAATACCTCTGCTGTACTCTTGCCCTGACCTCCGCCCTTGTAATCCGGTTTTTTAGCGAAACAATCTGGACCGGCCAGCCTCAATTTGAGCTGTCCCTTGAAAAGATGGAGTTTTTCCTCTCGCTCCTTGATTCCCTCTGCTATTTCGTGGTCAGTGATCCTGATGCCGGTATCCGGTATGTCGGTGCAGCCGTACCACTCCATGCACCGAATTATGCGGCCGTCATTGTCAACCCACCACCAACCAATGGAAAATGGCTTACCAAACCCCCAATCAAAGGTCATGTAGACAGGTGCTTCCTGCGGTATTGGGACTGGATCGATAATGTGAGCGTCCGGCGAGAATGTGAAAGCCTGGCCTATGAATGTGTCCCAATCTCCGTCTATCCAGGCCTTTTTGAGGAGTGGATCTTGTATGGAAAGGAGCCTGGCCACATAGGCCGGATCGGCATCGCACAGTATTTTATTGTCAGAAAGAAAAGAAGGGATAAAAACGCGGCTTTCCCTCATTCCGTTGGCAAGCGACTTGAAAATAACTGTTTTTGGCCTTACTCCTCCAGTGCCAAGTCCAAAATAGTCCTTTACGGCCTGGTGCCCTGGCCCTCCAGGGTTGCCGGTGCCGAACATTCTGCACGCTACGCCGGCCGGAGATCGAAGGGAGCCCTTGAGCTTATCCACCATCTGAGAAAAAAATGGGAATGTGGTGCATTCATCGATGGAAATTTCCGTGTATTGCTGGCCAACCTCATCATTGAGCTGTTCGACGCGCTCATAGGCCGCCATTTTGATCTGTGCGCCAGCGAAATCACCCTTGAATCGGATATAATTGGTCTGCTGATCACCGCCAATGCGTTCTGCGGGAAGGCCTGCCCTGATCATTCCGTCAATGCGCCTTCGGGCCTCTGCGAAGTCCTTGTATTTCCTGCGGCATATTAACCCGTTCCAGCTTCTACCATGAGCCTGAACGCCGGCCAGATGGCGACCTATTAGGCAATCCGTCTTGCCACCGCCGCGTGAGCCCCCAAAAAAAGGAAAATCAGCCGGGCAGGTTGCTGCCTCAAGCTGGGGGCCGATTTGTGGTGTCCAGAACGGCATTATACCTCACCTCTGGATTTATTGCGCTGCTGCCAGGCTATCCAATCGTCAATGGACGCAAAGACAGGCGGGAAGCTTACAATCTCATGCTTGATCGGGCCTCCGTCTTTACCGGTGATCTCTACTGGTCTGTCTTCTATATGGAAGGCTTGCCGCTCCAGCTGAATCCGCTTGTGCTGAACAGCGGCCAGGGCTTGCAGGGCCGACGCTCTCTCGGTGACAGCTATTCCGACCTTGTGTTCAATGACTTGGCCTTGGTACTGGCCTACCCATAACTTGGTCGGGCTATCTCCGAGTTCGGCAAGCAGGCGCTGCTCCTCTTCTCTTAGAGCTTTGATGTCTGAGCGGTGGAGCAAGACAACATCAAGCCGAACCTCAGCAGCCCTATCTACCTCAGACTCATCGGATTTTGCGTTATCATCTGCGACTTTTCTTGCTACCCTGGCATCTTCTGCGACCATCTTAGCGGTAAAGGTCTGCCTTACCGCTCCTGCCAGGTCTCGGGTCCACCCTTCTTTTTCTACTCTCTTTTGGATTGCCCTGCGACTGCAACCATGACGCCGAGCCAATTCTGCGTCTGAGTACGTGGCTGTGCGGTACTCTTTTTTTATGGCTACCCAATCATACCTTGGTTTTTGCGGCATATTAGCTCTCAGGCTCGGAGGGCCGGCATGTTTCACACGTTTTGATGGCTGGACCATTTGGAGGACTCATCAATATAGGCTCGTTCATGTCATACCTCCAGCCTCGCTATGATTCTATAGATACGATCAGCTATCCCTTTGTTCAGTTTGCGCCTGCTCCGCCCCCTCGATCCAGTTGTGGGAGTGGTCGGGCCACCTGTCGATAGTGGCCCGACCGTGGGAGAAGGAGGAGATGCGCAAATGATATATATCAGTGTGTTAAGTTATAGTCAACAGCAACTTTGAAGTATTAAATAATTTCGATGCTATTTGCAAAAACGTGACAATTTGCGCACATTGAGTAAATACAGCAATTTATATATCATTGTGCACGAAAGTATGCAAAATAAATTAATGGTGACGGTTTTTGTCATTCCAAAGACATTTTTAAATGCTCGTATTTGTTGATAATTTTATTTTGCGTCATGGCACGATAGATGCTCTACCATAGTCAGGATTTAACCACCGGCCGAGAGGCCAGAAAGGAACACCATGAAACGAATCACAGAACTCATCCGCTCATTTTGGCGCCGACACATATGCGCAGAGTTTCCGGGACCGGCCAGGTGCTTCGAATGCAACCAGGGATCATGCGCAGGATGCCCGGAGAGGATGTAATCGTGAGAAAAATCAAAAGCACAACTACGCTATGCATTGGCTCTTTGCGGTGCTTCATGTGCGCAGAAACGGCCATTCTGCGCGTAACAATACAGGACGGGCCGTGCGAAGTAAAGGCCTGCCTGTGCTGCATGTGCGCTCGCAAGCCAGCTGATGATATCCTTAAAAATATCTACACCAAATAGGGGATTATGGCAATGGGAATCGAACTCGCTGACATATTGGCATACGGGGCTGGACTGGTGTATGGTGGGGCATGCGTGCTTGTCGGCATGGTGCTCTTGTGGATTGAATTTTAACCGCCCTATGGGGAGGTACACAATGTCAGAGCGCGAACAAGATCCAGAAGTCACCGATGATGTAATTGACCTCATCACGATCATGGGCCTTGCAATGCACCACGGTTGCGAGGGTCAATGCGGGGGTCAATTTTCAACAGAACCGTGCAAGAGCTGCCCGTTCGCTGAACGGTCAAGAAGGGGGGGAATGTGATGAAAACCACCTGGCGAGAACTAAGCAGCAAAACCCACAGGCAATTCGAGCACAATCCATCGACGACACCTCTTGAATACGTGCTCATGCTGATAATTATCGTAGTGCTCATGATGGCCCTATGCGTTTTTAACGGGTGCTCTGGATGGACCTACAACGGAATTCGGGGAGATGACCTGCGCATGGCGACCGGCAAGGATATCGTGGCCATGTGCGCGGGTGGGGCCACCACCTTTGCGATACATACCTTGGGCCACATAGCGGCTGCCGAGGCCATGGACAAACCTTGGCACTTTTCGGGCCTATCCGAGATCGTAGATGGAACCATGAGCAACGATCAGGCTGCTTGGTTTGGGAGGTCTGGGTTCCTGGCCCAACTCGCCGTAGGTTACGGATTGAAAGCTTGTGGTATCGATGGATATTTTGCGAAGGGGTACACCGCCGGGACAGTGATTGAGATCGCCACTTACCCAGCCCGCCATGACGTGTATAATAGCGGCGGTGGTGATGATTTCGCAATGATAGAACGGTCCGGCGACAAGGATCTTGAGTATGTAACCTATACCGCATTGGCTTTGGGACTAAATTTCAAATAACTAAAAAAAATGGGGGGGGAAGAGTATGTTGTGGGAAAACATTAAAAACGAGTACAAAAATTGGCCCGTTGACGATTATGGTTACAATGTTTCTGAAAGTGGTTTCCGTATAAATATCGGTAACGGGGCCAAGATCGGTGACGGGGCCAAGATCGGTGACTGGGCCAAGATCGGTGACGGGGCCAAGATCGGTGACGGGGCCGAGATCGGTGACGAGGCCAAGATCGGTAACTGGGCCAAGATCGGTAACGGGGCCAAGATCGGTGACGGGGCCAAGATCGGTGACTGGGCCAAGATCGGTGACGGGGCCAAGATCGGTGAC